TCCTACTCAACAGTCTATGACCCCGCCTTTGGGTACAACTGCGCAGCGCCCTGCCAGCCCTTCGGCTGGCATGATGCGTTATAATTCTACTATTAACAGGTTCGAAGGGTATACTGCTGATTGGGGCGCGTTGAGTATTAGTTGTTTTGTTTCTAATACAGCTCCTAGTAACCCTCAAGTCGGCGACTTGTGGTGGAAAAACAGCGACGGCCTGTTGTATGTTTACTATAATAACGGGGTGTTGTCGCAGTGGGTTATTGCTGGAGGTAACGTATACCTTCCTTTAGCTGGCGGCAACATTTCAGGTAGTCTTGTGGTACAAAATGGGCTTACTGTATATAATGGATTTGCTGCGCGAAATACAAATGGTATTGTTGCCGCAGTTGGATCTGCTGGTTACGCAGCTATGGAGCGCCAAGCTTTTTCAGGGTTTCCGTGTTACGATTTTTATAAAATTGGTGGTGTTGAATTTGCAAGAATTATCGTTTTTCCATCCGGCGAGATTCTTTTTTGCCAGGGTAGCAGTGCTCAGGAGCGGATGCGGATTGACCCAAACGGAAATCTTGTTATCGGTCCAAGTATCAACTTTGTTAATACTCAAAACGGCCTGGTGGTGGTTGGAGATGCAACCGGGGCTAACCCAATCGGGCTAATACAATCCAACGGCACCTCTCCGGCGGCAAAGGTAATTCAGGCCATTTCCGCTTCTTCAAGCTGCACGTCGGACGGCATTTTCCATTCGTACACGAACACTTCTTCCTCACCCGCTTTCAATCACATTAACGCCCAATCGGGCGGCAGTGGGACCGTGTTTCGCGTAAACGGCGCGGGAACCATCTTCGCCGTCAATACCGCTGTCCAGTCTGTGTCCGACATCCGGATGAAAGAGAACATTCGGAACTCTACCGAAGGCCTCAGCGTCATCAATGCGCTGAGGCCAGTGCGGTTCGATTTCAAAGAAGAATTTGGCGGCGGAAAGAAAGACCAGCTTGGGTTTATTGCCCAAGAGATTGAACAGGTGTTCCCGGATGCGGTCGATATTTGGGGCGAGAGTGATGACCCGAACGATCCTTACAGGTCCGTGGGTCCCGGTTCGCTAATGCCTGTCGTAGTGCGGGCGCTACAGGAAGTTAGCGCACAACTTGAAGCGGCAAACGCTAAGATTGCAAACCTTGAAGAAAGGATTTCAAAACTGGAAGGGGATAAAACGTGATTTGTCCTTTCGGGCGCTATTACATCTGCCATGCAGTTTTTGCGCTTGCCATCGCTGTTTTACTATGGCCTTTCTTGGGGCTTTCTGCCGGGCTCTCGGCTGGCGCAGCATTCTACGTAGGCCGGGAGTACACTCAATGGGAGCAAGGTGGTGGAGCTGGATTGCCGTTCGATTGGCCAGGCCTTCTTGCTCCTGTACTTATCTGTGCATTTGTCTATGTTCTAGCTCTTGTATATGTCCAAGTTTTTCTGTACGGATAGCTGAGCGGTTTACGTATGGGTAAGGAGTATAATCGAATGCCCGAAGGACAAGTTATTGAGGCTATCAGGACTATTTTACAGTGGGTCATCGCGCCTGTTGCAGCTTTCGTTTGGTTGAACTATACAAAGCTTCAAAGTCATGATACTGAGATTGCCGTGCTTAAAACCGCGACAACCACTGCAAGGCAAGCTCACGATCGCGAGATCAAAGAGATACGTGAAACCAGTCGAGCTATTATGGCGAAGCTGGATAGCATCGAGGAAGCGCTACGCAAATGAACTGGCCCAAGCAAAGTGAGTGCGGTGCTTTCTACGGTAATCCGCGCGGGCGGAATGACCGGCCTTCTTCCAAGTGGGAAAGCGAGCATCTTGTACCCCTTGTACCGCCGTTCCAGATGTTCTACGCGGGCAAGCCGATTAGGACTTTCAGAGTTCATCGGAAGTGCGCCGTAGCCGTTCTCCAGGCGCTGATTTCCATCGATCGTGCGGTCAAAAGCGACAAGCAGCTTCTTACCGAAAGCGGCGCGAATGTTTTCGGTGGGTCTTACAATTTTCGACTCAAGCGCAACGGAAACAGCTTGTCGATGCACTCGTATGGGTGCGCGATCGACTTTGATCCGGCGCGGAACGCAATGGGCGATACGTCGCCGAATTTTCTGAAGTACCCCTTCATCATCAAAGCGTTTGAGGATCAAGGGGCAGTCTGGGGTGGCCGCTGGGCAGGTGCATCCTGTGACGGAATGCACTTCCAGTTTGCCCGGCTTTAACCCCCTATAGGAGACGTTCATGTTTACTTCGCTTGTCGGCTACAAGACCTACCTTCTCGGCGCTGGTGTCATTATCAGTGCTATCTGTTCATACCTTGCGGGCGTGGCTGATCTTGGCCAGACGCTCAACATCATTTGGCCTGCGCTTATGGGCATGTTTATCCGTAATGGCGTGACCACGACGGTGAACAAGGCGGTGCAGTCCGTCGAAGCAGCGAACGAGGCAGCCAGGAAGTGACTTATATCAAGCTGGTTCTTGTTGGGCTCCAGATCATTAATTCGCTGATCCGGTACCTTGAAGAAAAGCGCCTTCTCGATGAAGGCGCCCGCCAGCAGATCGCACGAGAGTTGGAACGGACAAACAAGTTGATTGCCCGTTCCAAAGAAATACATACTAAAGTCGGAACGATGACGAATGACGAAGTTGACGCTGCTCTTAGGGGTGACTATCGCGATTAGCGGTTGCACCTACAGACCCGAAAGCCCGCCTCCCGTTGACGGGGTTTGCGGTGCTTTCAGCGTTATTCGTCCGTCGCGTGCGGATACCGCAGATACGAAGAGGCAAGTTCTCGCGCACAATCAGGTCTATCGGGCGGTATGCCCTAGGAGGTAATGATGTTTGGTAACACCGTTTTCAAAGCGTTTCCCAGCCAAAGCACCGATGTTGTTGGGCGGCTCAAGATGTCCATGCACCAGAACATCTATGAAGCCGACTTTGAATACGGCCCGCAGCCGTTGCGCTGGGAGTCTCTGACTTCTGGTAGCGGTACTATTGTGCATCTTCCCAGCCAGGGCGGCGTGCGCCTGTCGGTAACTAATGCGAGCGGGGATCTTGTTATTCGCCAGTCGCGCCCGTATCATCGTTACCAGCCAGGTAAAGCTATGTTCATGGCTACTGCTTGCCTGTTTGGTAACCCGAATCCAAACAACCGCCAGCGCATCGGCTATTTTGACGATTCCAACGGTATTTTTTTTGAGCAGGGTACGGCTTCGGCTGACAATCCATTTGGCATGGGCGTTGTTATTCGCTCAGATATCAGTGGCACGGTGACTGATACAAGAATCGATCTTTCGCAGTGGAATGGTGATAAACCGACCATTAACAGGCTCGATTTTACCCGTATTCAGATGCTCTGGATGGAGTACGCTTGGTATGGCGCAGGTGCTCTTCGCTGGGGCTGCTTGCTGGATGGCGAACCGGTTATCCTGCACCAGATCGGGATCGGTAATCGTCCTGGACAGTCTGTGCCATGGGCGCGTACAGGTAACCTTCCCGTTCGCTACGAGCTGCGCAATACCGGCGCTACATCGGGCGACAACAGCTTTATCCATTATGGCGTGTCGGTTCTTGTCGAAGGTGGAGTCGATGACCAGCGCGGGTTTACTTACTCGTATGGAATGGCTCCAGCTACACCACGCCGTGTTATCACCAATGCCTCAACACGTTTTCCAGTTCTGTCTATCCGCAACCGCGTGATGGGCGCACAAGAATATACTCAAGCCACTGCTGCGATCGCATCTGGAACAACTACTTCACTGACAGTCTCTGGCACCCCCTGGACGACCAATCAGTGGCAAGGACGCGGAGTTTCTTATGTGAACTCTGGCGTCATCTATACGGCACGTATTCTTTCAAACACAAATAACACGCTGACCATTGCGGATATCTGCACTGGTGCCGCACTGGCTGCTGCACCTGTAGCTGGCCAGAACTACACGATCGGGCTTGTGAACCGTGGGCAGATCTTGCCGCGCAACCTCATGGTGTCTGCTGACCAAGTGGGCATTTTTGAAATTATCGCCAGCACACCGACCAGTCCTGTCACTTTGACCGGCGTGAACTGGGCTGCTCTGTCAGGACTTGGTTCTGCTAACAGCTTCGCAGAGCGCGACGTATCATCTACAGTACTTTCTGGAGGAGAGGTAGTTATGGCCTTTACTTCTCCCGCTGGCGGTTCTGGCCTTCAGCAGATTGACCTTTCAAATCTGTTTCCGCTGTACAATACAATTCGTGGCTCGCAGCCAGACATTCTGACTCTTGCTTTCACGAACAATTCTGGCAACAGTGCCAACGTAGGCGCGCACTTGATTTGTCAGGAAGCTATGTCGTAACCCTTAAACCAGCAAAGGAATATCCAGATGGCGAAGATGAACAAAAAGATGATGCCTTTCGAAAAGAAAGACATGGCGATGGACAAAAAGAGGGGCATCAAGGAAAATTCGAAAGTCGATCTCAAGAAAGACGCCATGGCTATGAAGTCTGCTCCGAAAGGAAAGAAAGCTATGCCCGCCTTTATGAAGAAGGGCATGAAGTAGTGGCCAAGACACCCGCATGGCAGCGCGAGGAAGGGAAAAATCCTCGCGGGGGCCTGAATGCCAAAGGCCGCGCGTCCTACAACAAAGCCAATCCTGGAAAACCAGGACTCAAGGCGCCTCAGCCGGAAGGTGGCCCGCGTCGTGATTCTTTCTGTGCCCGTATGAAAGGTATGAAGAAGAAGCTCACCAGCGCTAAGACGGCGAACGATCCCAACTCCCGCATCAACAAGTCGCTGCGGGCATGGAATTGCTAATTACTCTGTGAAGTAACTTTTCGAAGTAACCAAGGAGACCCCAAATGGCGAAAGCCCCCAAGACTATTGAAGCGACTGTCGACAAATCCCCGGAAGCTATTATCGAGGCTTTGGCCGAGCCCGTCGGCGACGTGCTGATTGTCCCTTCTGAAATTCTCGAAGATCCTGTCCCGGCGCCTGAACAGACTGTTTCAGCAGCCGAACGGACTGTTTCAGCAGCCGAACGGACTGTTTCAGCAGCCGAACGGACTGTTTCAGCAGCCGAAGAGACTGCCTTTGTCAGTGCAACGACAATGCTTGAGATGCAGGCTGGCGCTGCTGCTTTGGCCAGGACTCGGGAATATCTAGCTAAGGAAGACAAATAAGCACGCAAGCCAGGAGCGCGCTGTGGTCGCATTTAAGCTGAAAGAGTTTGGCGGCATGATTCCGGCAGTGGACCCGCGTCTGCTGCCGGAAAACCAGGCGGAGCTCAGCCAAAATACTTGGTTGTTTGCCGGAGTTCTTGAGGGTATTCGCGAACCTAAATCGGTCTATACACTTACCAGCTTGGGGACTACGCGTGTTTTTCGTATTCCGATTGAATACTATGATAAAAGCCGTATTGTTGATTCGTACTGGTTGGAGTTTTCTGATCGCGATACAGATGTAATTAGCTCTCCTGTTGCAGACGACTCGTTCGATCGTTTTTATTGGGCGAATAATGTTGACGTACCTCGCTATAATACCAAGGCGCGGATTATAAACGGTAATTCTGGAGTTAATGCGCCGCTAAAACTAGGTATTCCGGCTCCGACAGTTGCTCCTCGCGTTTCTTGGATCAATTCAACCTATTACTTCGATTGCGCGTCTATTTCTTACAAACTGGCTGGTGGCGCAGCGGCTCTTTACGAGACGATGACCTATAACGTCGATAGAAACTCGTTCTACGACGGGACAGTTATCCCGAGCATTAACTATGGTTCTTTTGGTGCAACTCGTCCGTTATTGACTACAAGTGGCTTCACTCGGGATATTGATAAATCGACACCTGTTCAATCTGGTGGTCCAGTTAACCAGTACACCACTAAAGGTTTCTCTGCCGAGCTACGCTATACCAATGGTACACCGACAAACCGTATCACTATTGCAGATGACGGTAGGTTGACCATCGGTGTTCCGCCATCGATCGAAGGAAAGCCAAATTACACCGGACAAGGTGTTCTTGAAGTACGCGCATATGTATACACTTGGGTTTCGGAATACGGCGAAGAAGGTCCTCCTTCTCCTGCTACTAGCAGCAGTGGTTGGTCTGGAGATCCGTGGTACGTAAAGATTACCGCGCCGACGAGTGCAGAGAACGCAGACCGTAACATTACCAAGGCGCGCATCTACCGCACTGTGACGGGCTCTGGCGGCGCTACGACATATTTCTACGTGGATGAGCTGCCTGTTGCGACTCTTCTATATACAGATACAAAGCCTGACGATGTAGTTAGTGACGCTGCTATTCTCGAAAGCTATTATTGGGCTCCTCCTCCCGCTGATATGAAAGGTATTACATCCATGTCAAACGGCATGGTTGCGGGATTTCGCAAGCGCGAGGTATGGTTTTGCGAACCATATCGTTTACACGCATGGCCTGCCCCCTACACGCTCACATTTGATGCTGACATTGTCGGCCTTGGTGTAGTTGGGCAGACGCTGATGGTGCTAACTAATAGTACGCCTTACGCTGTTACAGGTATCAATCCTAGCCAGATGGCCGTTTCTCGTTTGAAGCGAGTTGAGCCTTGTATTTCTAAGGGCTCTATTGTTTCGACTACAAGCGGAGTTGTTTACTGCTCACCTAACGGATTGGCTATAGCGACCCCTGGTGATGTTTCCATAATTACACGCGATCTTATTACAAAGGATCGCTGGGGACAACTTGTCAGCACAGTTACTTTGCGCGCATGCCAGCTTGGCGGAGCGTATTATGGATGGGGAGCTATTCAACCTGGAGTCTTCGAAGAAACTGCGTTCGAGACAACTGCTTTTGAGCTGGATAATTACGACGGTTCGTATCGTGGTATTTTTGTCGACCTTACTAGTAACCGGGTTGCATTTAACTTGCTAAGCACAAGTGTCGAAACAGTAAACACTTCTACTGATATTTGGACAAATGAGATTTTCATTATCCGGAACGGACAGGTTTATTGGTTGGATCTGTCCTATGACCGGCCCCATGAACCTTATAAATGGCGCTCGAAGATCTTCGAAATGGTAAACCAGCGCAACCTAGAAGCTATGCGGGTTCGGTTTTCGACGTATGCCGATACACCGACACTTAACCCTATCCCGGTAGTTAATCCCACTACGCTTGCTTCTAATATGTGGGGGATTGTTCGGGTTTACGCGGATGATCGTCTGGTTTATTCCCGCGAGCTTAGAGTGTCGAATGAGCTGTTCCGGTTGCCTTCTGGGTTCAAAGCTACCTGGTGGCAAATCGAAGTCGAAGCTCGTGTCCAGGTGAACAACGTCGAAGTCGCCACGGCGGCCAAGGAGCTTATAAGTGTCTAAGTCAGTTGGTATCCCGGAGTTTACTGATGGCGACATAAAAAGCATGTCTACTGCGCTACGCGCCATGAAGCAAATCTTAGAGACTCTGACTGGTCAGCGGCAAGGGCAATCGCTTGGTTCGCCTGCGGTCTACGTTCAGGATACTGAACCTAGGGAGCGGTTCAACAATCTCCAGACCGGTGATTTTTGGATTAAGAGCGACGAGAACAAGTTGCACTGCTATCGTAATGGTTATTGGCAGGTGCTGGGATGATTGTTTTTCAGGAAGAAGAACATGGGCATGCCATAGCCAATGCTGCTCGCTGCTACTACAATCCGGTATGCGACAGAGTGATTTCCCGCGTTGACGATAAAGGCTGGTTACTTGGCGGAGTAATCTTCACATGCTTTACCGGGGCGAGTATTCACCTCCATATGGCGGGTTTTGTAGATAACTGGGCGACGCGTGATCTGATCTGGTGCGTGTTTGACTACCCATTTAATCAGCTAGGTTGCAAGAAGGTTTTTGGTCAAGTTTGCGAGAGCAACATAAAAGCACTTGAAATTGACCTAAAGCTCGGGTTTAAGATCATAGCTAAGATCGATGATGCTTATCCAGAGGGGGCATGTCTGGTTTTGGCAATTACACCAGAGGAATGCCGGTGGCTAAAAATGAAACCGCGTTCTTTGCGGTCGCTGCGGGGAGCTTGAGTCATGGGTGGTAAAAACAATGCGCCTGATCCGCCGGATTATGGCCCTATTGCAGCAGCCAGTAAGGAATCTGCTCAGCTTTCCTACAAGCTTGGTCGCGAACAGCTTGCCTGGGCGCGTGAAGAATATGGCCGCAATCGCGAGCTTGTAGATACGGTTGTCGGTTCTTCGCTTCGTCGCCAAGAAATCAACGATCAGTCGGCTCAGGCAGATCGGGCTCGTTACGAAGGTCTTTATCAGCCGCTCGAAGATACAGCTATCGCAGAAGCGCGCAGCTATGCGTCCCCCGAGCGGCAGCAGCTTGAAATGGGTCGTGCTTCCGCTGAAGTGGCACAGGCTATGGAGTTGCAGCGCCGTAATGCTCGTCAGCAGCTTGAAAGCTTTGGTATCAACCCGTCAGATACGCGGTTTGCAGCATTAGACTCGAATGCGCGTATTCAGAGTGCTGCTGCTCAAGCTGGTGCTGCCAACCAAGCTCGTGCGCAAACTGAAGCTGTGGGACGCGCACTACGTTCGGAAGCAATCAACGTAGGCCGTGGGTATCCTGGGCAGGTTGCCGGTACTTATGGTGTAGCGCTTCAGTCGGGCAATCAGGCAGTTAACTCGCAGCTTGCCAATTACTCGGCTGGTGCAAACGCTATGGGTACAGCTCCTCAGTATCAGGCACTGGGTAATCAGGCGCTGGGTATCTGGGGCAATACGCTTAACATGGGGTATCAGAATCAGCTTGCGCAGTACCAAGCCAATCAGCAGTCTAGCTCTGGCATTGGCAGCCTTGTCGGGGGTGTACTTGGCATTATTCCGGCGTTTCTTTCCGAAGGCGGTGCTGTTCCAGACGAAGTTACTTCTGGAGGTAGGTTGGATCCGGCACTGTCTCCAAGTCGTGGCGCGGCTATTGACGATATTCCAGCGCGCGTCAATCAGACTGGCCAGGAGGTTCGTCTTAACACCGACGAGTTTGTTGTCCCCGCCGACGTTGCTAAGTGGAAAGGCGAAGAATTTTTTCAGAAGCTGATTGACCAGAGTCGCAAACAGAAGGATACAGCTCCTGCAAAGCCAAGTTATCAGCCGCCGGGTAACGTTCCGGCTGCCCTGCCTGTGTGAGGTAAAGTATGTCTTTCGCTGCTGAGATGCGGGATTTCTTTTCGGCGTTCCAGGCAACTTCGAGCGTTTCTCGGGGTATTCGCGACCGCATTGACAACCGGAAAAATACGTTTGATTTCGATGCCGCTAAGAAAAGTTCGCCGGGTACGTTCGGCCCCGGTGTCGGCAAAACTAGTGGCAAATACTACGATCCTCCAGATGGCATAAAGAAAGTTATTGACGCAAATGTTCCGGAGGATTTGCGTCCATACGCTTATCGTATGGCGTATAAGGAAAGCACGTACAACCCTTCGGCGGTGTCGCCCACTGGTGCAACAGGCCTGTTTCAGTTCACCAAAGGAACGGGAACAAATTACGGCCTTGTCAGTCAGAGCGGTGATGCGCGTAGCGATCCTGCGTTGAACACGCAAGCGTTTGTCAAGCTTACAGAAGACAACCGGGCAGGACTTAAAAAAACACTTGGTCGCGAGCCAACTTATGGCGAACTCGCTTTGGCACACCAGCAAGGGCTCGGTGGAGCGACCTACCTTTTGACGGGTAAGGGTAGCGACAAGCTTGCCAGGCAAGTTCAAAAGGGACTTGCCGTAAACGGTATTAAATCTACGGGTATGGAAGCTGCGACCCAGATTGCCAGCTTCTATGGTTTTGATATTGGCAAAGGTAGCCCGCAGGGCGATAGCGCTATTCCTTCCAGCTACACTGAATGGTCTCCTCCCGGCTCTAGTAATACTGAAGTAGCGGGCAATCCAGAAAGTGCCCCTGCTGAAGGTTCAAGCGAAGATCCTTATCAGGCAGATGACTTACTTGAAAGCTCGCGTGATGCGTCAAATGATATTTCTGCGATCGATATTCCGGAAGGCGCAAAACTCTACAAGCCGGGCGATCTGACCGGGACTCCTACCCTGTATGCGGCCCGTGGTATGTCTGTACCATCACGGCAGACCAAGCCCATGGTCCGTCCCAAGCCCATGGTCCGTCCCAAGCCTTCATTGGGTAAGTCGCCCAAGAAAAAAAACCCATGGATACCCCCGCGTGATCCTCGGACTGGACCAATACCTGCGCCTGCGCCGGTAGAAGCTATTCCACTCGATGCACCGTACTCGGCTTCTACGACTACTGTACCGTGGGCAGACGAAGTTTCGCGCGTTGTTAGACCGACAAACTCTTTGGGTGTTTGGCGTCCGCAGCAGACTGTTGGGGCTGTTGCAGATGTGCCAGACGTTGCGGAAGATAAAAAACCCCAGAAATCTAACAATATTATAAACAGTATTACAGACAGTATTCACTCTGGGTCACAGGGCAACAAACCTTCTGTTATTGACTACATGCTTGCTGAAAACTTCCAACTTCCGAACAAAAAGCCTTCTAAACCTCCATCCAACAAACCTTCTGTTATTGACTACATGATTGATGGAAGTTTCAAACCTCCGAACAAAAAGCCTTCTAAACCTCCATCCAACAAACCTTCTATCCTCAGTGGCTTTGGTGGCTTGGGTGGCTTGGGTGGTTTTCCGAAAAAACCAGGTAACAAAAAAAGCATTGGTATGTTTGCCGATGGCGGTACTGTTGCCTCGGCACCAATGGAAGAAACCGATAACCAGCTCGAAGAAGCACCTGCTCAAGCAATTCCGGTTACTCCGGCAAGTAACCGGAGCGATGCCAACCGTAACGCTAACCGCAACGCCTTGGCAATGGACCAACGCGAACGCCCCGCTGGCGAAAGTGTAAGTGTTGGCAAGGCTATTGATCTCGGCTTGAAGCATCTCACCAAGTCACTGGGCCTCGATCGCAGCGGGTCTGCTATTGGTCCTGATCCCGATTTACGGAACAAGCAACGCAAGTTGGTAAACGGAGCAATCGCTCCAAATGAAGGTCCGCCGACTTCGCAAGAAGTTCAGCAAATTTACCAGTTGGTAGACCCTAATGGCGAGATCGAAGATAGCATGCGCACGGTCTACGCTATGCAGAAAGGCGTGGAGTTCTACCTGAAGCGTGGCGACGTCGACAAAGCGGGCAAATGGGCTGGAGCGCTTATTCAGTATTCGAACTTGCTGTCACGCCGGTATGGCTACGAAGCCGTGCAAGCGGGCAAAAACGGCGACGTAGATGGTATGGTTAAGTATGCAATCAAAGCATATGATGCTGTTCCTGATGGATTGAATGCAGACGTTCAGCCTGTTAGCGGCGGATACCAGGTCACGCGCACCAACGAAAGTGGCGATGTAGTTGATCAGCATATGCTGACACCGCAGCAGGTCTTCCAAATGGCTACTGGCATTTCGGCGGGCTCGGGTTACTTTGAGGCCTTGATGAACGTAGCCGAACCTGGCACGTCGGCTTCTGCTTCCGCTTCTGCCCGCAAAGAGGAACGGGCTAAAGCGCGGGCGAGCAACCTTGATAAGCTTCTTCCCGATATGGAGCAAGATATGGATCCTGGCGAGATCGAAGCGTGGAGCGCTGCGGTCGAAGACGGAGACTACGAAACGCTTAACAAAATCATCGGGAATGTGCAATTTCGTCGCCGCGAGAAAGCCAAAGAGAAAACTCAGACCAAACGCGACGAAATCATTGATCGTCGTCTTGAAGAAGGCCGCAAGGCTACCGAAGCCAATCTTGATAAGCGCCTCGACGCCAGCGAAGAGCGTATCGATAAGCGCAGCAAAGAAGCCGAAGAAAAAGATCTCGCAAAGCGTCAGCGCCGCGTAAACGGTAAGGTTAAGCTGCGCGCCGATTACGAAGCGGATATGACGCCAAGTGAAAGGGAGCAGTGGGACGCCGCTGTTGAAGAAGTTGATCCCGAAGCGCTTGACGACATTATGGCAAATGTCGATAGGCGGCGTGAGAACACTCGTTCTGACAAGCGTTTCCAGGAGCAAAACCAAGCGGTCGACGAGCGTACCGAGAAAAACCGCACTGCTCAGGAGCAGCGCGATCTTGATAAGCGCACGCGCCGGGCGGGTACGCTTAACGAGTTGTACGACGCTTACGCCCCGCAGATGACTGCCGGGCAGAAACGGGCATGGCAGAAAGCGTTTCAAGACAACGATCCGGAAACGCTCCAAGTCATCATTGACTCGATTGATAGAAGCTTTGGCGCTCCTATGCCTGGCGAAGAGGGCACTGGCGAAGAAGCAATTCCGACCAATCCAGTTCCGCCGCCTGTTAGCGGTGACGCTCAGGCGGCACCTGTAGGTAGCAAAGCTGGGTATTTGCAAAATAAGACCGCACCGGTTACTTCCAAAGGTAAACCGGTGCCACCTGATGTGCTGGCGAAGGCAAAAGCGGCAATTGCCGAGGGGCGCAGCCGCGCTGGTGTAATCAAGAAGCTTCAGGACGCAGGCTATTCTGTTGAGGGCCTCTGATGGACTCGCTGAGTTTTGATGACGTTCCGTTCGAAACTGAGTCCAGTAAGTCTGCATCGATACCAGACGATCTGAGTTTCGACGACGTCCCTATGGAGGCAACTGCCCCACAAAAGCGGGAAGCGGTACCAATTTCTGCTCGCGAGCAAGAAAACGATCCAGATCCGTTTGCCGGTGAAAAGCTGCTTCAGACGCTTAGACGTCGTGGTCAGCAGTTTGCCGCTGGTGCTACTGAAGTTGTTGCTGGTGTTCCGGAAGGTGCAGCACTCGCCAACCGGACACGGTTGCGTACTTTGCAGTCTAGTTCAGAAGAAGTTCTTCAGGATTTTCCAAAAGAAAAAGCCGAGCTTGAAAGCATTATTACAGAATACGGCCCAAAAGCAGATCAAGGCGACTGGGAAGCCAAAGCTCGTGTAAACGCGGCTAAAATGCGTTTGAGCCAGGTTGAAAACCAGATGCAAATGGCTGGAAACCTAAAAGAACAGGCAGATACTGAGCTTGCTACGCCGGTCGACGAGACTATGGGCTTTCAAGCTGGCAAAGCACTACGCGAAAGCGCTGAGACTTTAATTGGCAAACCTGATCCTCGCGACACCGGTTTTTCTGGGAAGCTTGCTTCAGGTGCTGGCAGCATGGTGGCCTTTGTTGCGGCTACACTACTTGGCGGCGTTGCTGCTGGTCCTGCTGGCGGTGCAATTGTCGGCGGCACTATGGGCGCAACTTCCACATCTTCGCAAATGTATCGCGAAGCTGTTCAAGCCGGGGCAAACGAAGAAGACGCACTTAAAGCAGCTCAGTGGGGAGCTCTGATCGGCGCATCCGAAGTCGTGCCGATCCTTACCGGCCTGAAGTATATTCCTGCGCCGTTGAAACTTAAAACTACTAACACTCTTGTAAAAAAAGTTGGCGAAATTCTTGAGAGCTCCGGCGAAGAAGCCGTACAAGAGTATCTGTCACAAGTTGCTCAGAATCTTGCAGGCTACGAGGACAAGCCGTGGAATGAGGGCGCTGCCGAAAACGCCTTGATTGGCGCGATTCTTGGTGGCGGTGTTGGCGCGGTAGGAGCGGCTAGAAGTGAGCCTAGCGCAGAAAAAACTAAAGCACCTGTGGTAGAGCCCATTACCGAAAAAGGTGCTAACTCCGCCGAAGCAGCAGCTCTCAGCGCTACAAATCAAACCACTACACCGTCGCAACCTGCCCCGGTCAGCCCAGCCGCCCGTGAGCCAGCAGTAGCAAAATCAGGTGTAACTGTCGGCGATACACCGCCCGACGTGACGGCTGCTGTTACTTTGACAGGTAACACCTCGCAAGCGCCTAAACCGCCTGTTCCCGGAACTGGTCCTGGTGCCGCTGGCGAGTATATCAAGCAACTTGCGCGCTTTCGCGAGATGGAGCGCCAGTCTCAAGTTCAGAGTACTGCACCAGGAGCAAGTTCTCCGGCTCCGGTCGCAGAGGGACCGCAGGCGGGGGGTGCGCCTGCGGTCCCGCCCACTTCTGCTCCTGCTCCTGCTCCTACCCCCGAAGCTACACAGGCTCCCAGCGCCCCAGCGGAAGCCCTACAGAGGCTTGAAGAACCTGACCCTACTGAGGCTGCTCCTACCAATGTTGCCCCTGTAGAGGCCCCTTTTAGCCCTGTTGAGGCTGTTCCAGACGTCCTCCCTTCAGCCGAGCAGGAAAGTCCTGTCGCACCGGCTGAAGCGCCTGCTGCACCCGAAAAACGCAAGTACCGCACCGTAACACGGCGGGACGTACTGCTTGATGCAGGTATTCCTGCTGAGCAGTACGACACAATGAAACCAAAAGCTCGCGATCGCATGGCTGCTGATCTGCGCGCGAAGGTGCAGCGTGATACGGGCGAGCGCCTGGAGTACATGGACCCTGCTGAGCGCGAGCAGGCCCTGACGAAGGCATGGACTGAGATTCAGGGTCTGCGTACCAAAGCAGCAGAGAAAGCTGCTGCCGATCGTGCTGAGCGCGTTGCTAAGCTACCGCCCAAAACACAGAAGGCTGCTGAGGCATCTAAAGCGAAGGAAGGCCCCGCCGCCGAGGATCTTGTCGCGCAACAGAAAGCCGAGCGCCAGGCGCGTATTAACGCTTATGTAGAAGAGCAGCGCCAGAAGGCGCAAGAAGAAACTGTTGCTTCTCCAGAGACCGGCAAACCGCGCATACTCAAGTCAGTAACAGACGAGGCTATTCGGCAAGAAGCCGAGAATGCAATTGGACAGCGTGAGCAACAGGAAAAGGCTGAAGCCAGTCTGAGGGAAGCTGAAGCCCGTCAAGAAGCGGAACAAGAGCGTGCGGCTTCCGGTCAGGTTGAAGAAGAAACTCTTGACCGTGCATCAAAAGAAGGCAAAGCAGAAACTGCGCGCCGCGTAAACAACAAGCGCGTAGCCGACGAAATTATTGACGAGCACACTACCAACGAGCGCGAGGATAAGTACCGCAGCAACGGCCCGCAGGGTGATGTGGCGAGGAACTCGATTCTGGCTCGCGTCAAGCAGATGGCGGAAAAGACTGGTAGCCGCCTTGCTCCTGACAGGAGTGGCAAGGTATTGTTCGATCGCCTCAAGCCGTCGGCTGATCCAACTCTTGCTCCGAATGCTGCCCAGATGATCTTGTGGGAAGCTCGCAAGCTGGCGGGCAGAAAGAACCCTACGCTCGAAGATTTTGACAACTTTCGGTCTGCGGAAGCGTTACTGCGCGCGGGCATGGTCAAGGATTACCTTGAAGCTCGCGGCGTCGAAGGCGATATCGCCAGCATGGCGAAAGCGACCAAGACCAGCAAGACCGGTGAAACCGACGATATTATCGAAGATATCCCGGCTAACAACATGACGCCGGAAGATAACCTTATTGCCCGTCAAGAGGGCGACGAGGACGCCCAGGCGGTTGCTAACGACGAAGTAGCAGATCAGGCACCGGTTTCTGGTAAGCGCCAGCAAGTTACTTCTGAGAGTAACCCTGGCTACACGGCAGTATCTGGCAATAAGACAGCCAAAGTTGTCGAGAAAGTCGGCAAAGGGCGCAAGAAGATTGAGCTCTCGGCAGAAGATAAAACGAAGGCTACTGCCGCAGCCAAGGCGCTGACCGGCGCTGCAAAGGCTGCTTCGAATGCTTCAGATCGCCCTAAGCTGGCACTGAAACAGGATACTACCGTTCGTTCGGACAAAGGCAACGTAGTCCTGGACGCAACGCCGCGCATTATCTCTGAAAAGATGACGGTAGCGGAAGCAATGGATCGGCTGGACCCTGGCAGCATCAAACTGTTTGGTGACAAGAATACCCAAAAAGTCATCAGTGCAATTCTTGGTCGCCTCAAAGAAGCTATCCCTGACCTGCCGATCATTATCATCCCGCACTCAGAGATGATGCGTATTACGAACAACGGCGCTGCTGCTTATTTTGACCCCAGGCCTTCTCGCTTTGGTAAGAGCGGCTACATTGCCATCAGTACCAAATACGCTGTAGATGGTCGCCCGCGCGCTCATCTTGTTGCACATGAGGGCTTGCACGCACTGTTCTCTGCTGCTCTTGTAAACGACCCTGAGCTGCATGAACTGGTGACGTCGCTTGGTGACTATGTCCGTGGGTCGTTTGTTACTGAAGAAGCTGCCAACGAACACTATGGCTTGACTATCGACAAGAGGACCGGGCGCGTCGATCCGCACGAGTTCCTCTCGGAGGCGCTAAGTGAACCTGAGTTTCAAGAGATTCTGCGCGATACTCCGATCCCTGATGAAGTTGCAGCGCTTCTTAGGCTCGATAAAGAAGCCGACAAGACTGTCTGGGGCGCGCTGCGCAGCATGGTTCGCGATGTGGTGCTGTCCATCAACAAAGCGCTTTTTGGCGACGGTGATGGATACTCTGTTCTCGATGCCATCATGGAAATCGGTGGTCGCCTCGATAAGCTGGGTACTGAAATTCGTAAGCGTAAAGGCGACACGGCGGTTGCTCCCGGTCCTATGTCGGAAGTGCGCTACGCCAAGGCTAAAAACCCCAATGTCGGCGAGCTTATCAAGCGCGGCCTTGAGCCCAAGACAGCGCGCAACGCAGCCAAAATTATCGCTGAGAATTTCAAAGGCGGAATCAGCGATGCTGATCTGGGCGCAGTCGCGCAAGCGTTTCGGAGTCAGCCAGAGCAGAAAAAGCAGTCTTACTGGACAATGCTGCGCGACGGCGGCGTATCTCAGGCTCAAGCCAAAGAGATCAATGACTACTTGAAAGCTGAGGTTGGTAAGAGCGTCGACCCCGAGACAGTACCATACCTTATCGAAGAAGCCATAAAAACGTTCGGCAAAAAGGATACTTCAGAAAGTAACCAGGCTGATACCGGTGTGGTGCCGCCGTACAAAGAGCCTCCTTCTCCAGGTATGGGTCCTAGTGTCCCCAAGCGGCCCGAAGCTCCTGCCTTCAAAGGTAAAGGCGAAAGCCGTGTTGCCCGGTTTTTCCGTAGTGCAGCGCTGAAAACCATGACGCTGGATTTCATGCGTCAGAAGTTTGGCAAGCTATTCGGGACCAAAGACGGCAACCCATTGGATCGGTTCGTCAAGGCTGTGCAGCGCCGCGATAACATCGTGGACGAATTTGCTGAGCCTTTGGAACGCGCTGGCGTAGAGTTTGAAGCGTTTGCTAAGAAGAACCCCGAAGAAGCTCTTGAGTTTGCCCAGCTTGCGGTCGACGCTAGTCGCCTGAATGTGAAGCTTGGCAAAAGCCAGGATAACTCGCATCTTGGCAAGAATGCAACAAAAGGACTTCAGGGCAAGAAAGCACTGGACAAGCTCAACGCGCGCTTTGAAAATAATCTTTCGGAGGAAGGCCGCGAGCTCTACAGCCGTCTGACCAAGCTCTACCGCGAAGCGCACAACGCCAACGTCGAAGCCTTGGCATATAACATCTTGTCACAGTTGGATACGAAGCTCTCCAACTCTGATCTTATGGATATGCTGAAGCGTGTAGTTGAAGGACGCCTTACTGAAGACGATGCCAAGCTTATCAATAACAACACTGTGTTTCGTGCTTTGGAGCGCGCCGCCGAGCTGAAAGTACTCAAGGGGGATTACTTTCCCATGATGCGCTACGGCGACTACGTCGTGACCACTACTGAGAAGCTTACCGATCCCGGTTGGAAAACGGTACCTCTCAAAGTAACCCGCGAGAAAAACGGTAAGACGGTTACAACGTCCAAAGATTTGCCGGTGTCGACTGAGATTGAAGGCAACATACTTCGGGTGCAAGTAGATCCAACAATTCGTGGGTCTCAGACTGCTGCCAAGCGCGCGCTTCGCGAATACGCGGCAAGCCACGAGCTCACGCTTCAGAACATCGCAACAATGTACCGCGACAGGCAGACAGGTAAGCTTGTTTCCAATGGCGAGCAACTTGTAGATCGCGAATATGACACGGTGTACGAAGCCAGCTTTCAGACCGAAGGCGTGCATTTCTTTGAGAGCGCCAAGGAAGCTGAAGAGTTCCGGAAGCAGAGCGACTCACATATTACTTCGCAAGTAAAGACCCGCCGTCAGTATGCGGGCGAGGACTCAATCAGCGCGTCTCAGCTTGCGGCGATTGTTAACCACATCGGCGGCAGCGAAAAAGGCGAATTGCGCCAGAGGATGGTAAACCTGGTTGAAAACGCCGTAATCGCACAGATGAGTGGCAATCGTGCTCAGAAGCGGTACCTGGCTCGTAGGAATGTGATAGGTGCTTCGCAGGACACTGCACGCGCTGCGTTCACGTTTGCTCGCGCCGCTGGCAATTACCACGCCACGCTGCGCACCGCGCCTGAGATGCGCAAAGCCATGCAGCAGATGGTGGAAGTAGAAAAGGCATCAAAGAACACGAACAACGAAGCAGTCATCACTGACGTGATGAACGAGATGCGCGCTCGTGAAGCGAACATCGAAAACCCCAATAAGCCTATGAAGTGGACGCGTGACATCGCGACACTGTCTTACTTCGACAAGTTGTTCTCGCCTGCATACTCGCTTATCAACTCTATGCAGCCGCTGACCACGACATGGCCGGTGCTGGCTGGGCGCTATGGTTGGGATGAAACCGTCAAAGCGATGGGTAAAGCCTACCAGAAAGTAGGTTTGCGCGATACCGTTGCCTCTGGCGCTGGGAACACGGTGAAGGCTACCACACAGTTTAACAAAAGCATGATCGATACGAGCGATCTCATAGGCTCGCTGCGCAAGAACCTCGGCAAAGAATACGAAGCGCTTATTGACGAGTTCGTCGAGCGCGGGCTTTTGAGCGTAGACACGGGGCTTGAGATCGGATCTGTTATTGAGCAAGGACGCGGCGCATGGGGCCGTACACTGCACAAAGTAGACCGCATTGGGCGGCAGCTTCCTAATAGCGTTGAAGTTCTCAACCGTGCCATCACGGCAGTGGCGACTTACGACCTTGCGCTTCAAGCCAAGAAGTCAAAGCAGGATGCGATTCAGGAAGCATACAATACAGTTTCCAACACGCAAGGCGATTACCGCGCAAGTAACGCACCCAACTGGATGAAAGCTCCTGGCCTCGGCTGGATGCTTCAGTTCAAAAAGTACGCGTTGCTTCAGTATCAGCTTATGAGCGACATGACGGTACGGGCATTTAAGGACGCGGATCCTGCTGAACGTGTCATCGCTCGCAAGCAGCTTATGCACCTTGTTTCTACTCAGGCTTTACTTGCGGGCACTTGGGGCTTGCCTGGACTTGAGATCTTCAAGCTGGGCTTTATGGCTGTGTCTATGCTCGCTGGCGGCGAAGGCTGGGATGACGAAGAGTATACTCTTAGGAAGATGATCGAAGATGCGGCTGGCAAGACGCTAGGTTCGGTTATCAACAACGGGTTACTTTCCACGGTAACCGGGCTGGATTTTGCCAGTCGCTTGAGTCTTGCCGACATGATCACAGGCTTGCCACCAAAGAGCTTCGACGCTGATGGGCTCATGGCCTATGCAGGGCGCACGATTGGTGGCGCGCCGGGTGGTACGGTAGTTGACTGGATCACGGGTACTCGGGAGCTCGTCAAAGCCGACTCGGCTGATGCACGCGAAAAAGCAATTCAGAAGCTTATCCCCAACAAGCTTATTGCCGACTCGGTGTCGGCCTACAACAACTACAAGAGCGGGAACGTCGGTCCTGCTGGCGCTGCTGCTCAGGTGTTTGGGCTTCGGACTCTTGAGCGGGCAGAGACAGGTCGCGAGCGCGGGGCGTTCAAGCGCCAGGGGGATCAACGGAAGGCTACGGAAAAGTCGCTTACCAACGACTTGCGCGCGGCTCTCGATCGCCGTGACCGCGCTGCCGAGCTTAAAGCGATTGCGGCCATCAGACAGTACAACGCTGAACTCAGGCGGAAAAATCCCAACGCTCGCCCCGTCAACGCGGCGCAAATTCGCAAATACTGGTTCAAAGACCAGAGAAAATAGCACTGTATCAAGGATCAACTCGCTATGCGCAACCGCAACTACCGCGAAGAATATGACACCTACCATGCCAAGCCAGAGCAAAAGAAAAAGCGCGCCTTGCGGAACGCTGCGCGCAATGAGCTCAAGTCTGAAGGCCGGGTCAAAAAAGGTGATGGTAAAGAAGTCAACCACAAGACTCCGCTGAGGGCAGGAGGGTCCAACGCTCGCTCCAACCTTGAGGTTACTTCGCGTAGTAAGAACCGCGCTTGGCGTAAAGGTATGTGACGTTCATCGAACACCGCCACAGGATCAATCATGGCTTCTCCTCCAGCGCTGGTGTCGTATCGGCGGGCGGAGCAACCATTTTGCCGACGTCGGCAAAATGGTATCCCATGCTCTCCAACGTCGCGATTTGATCGCGGGTCATTGCTTCTCCTGCGGCGCTGGCAGCGGGAGCACAATAGAGGGGTGATGCCACACTTGTTTTGCGTCCCATACGTGCATATCTGGCCAAGCATTGATGCCAGCAGCCCACGCTTTCCTTATTATTTCATCAGTCAGCAGTTCGGCCAATGCGCGATCCACTGCCCTTATTACTTCTTCTGGTATCTGCTTCGGGTCGATCACGATATTCCCTCCATAAAATCACTGAATTTGAAGTTTTGGAGCCCCGAAACCGGCTCATAAGTCGCCGCGAAAATATCAGGCTTGCAGGGGTAAAATTCGCCACGAACGCCTTTGATGATCCAGTCGCCCATGCGACATTCGTGATCGCCCTCAAGCGTGCGGATGCGAAGCGAGCCTTCGCGGCCCTCGCCGTAGGTCGGCAACTCGTGCCCGACAAGTGAAACAACAGGTTCCATATTGCCAGTCCATTGCACTGCCTTGATTGTTACAGGCTTTTTTCTATAATAGCTCATAGCTTCTTCTCCAGTCCGGTGTTGATGCAATCTACCATTTGCTTGATGATGTGTTGCAGATAACCCTCGGCTGCGGTTTCTGGAATGAAGCCATCGCTTCCGGCGTAGACCTCATAAGCATCGCGCAGCGCTGTCCGCAGTCGCTCGTTTTCAGCGCGTAGGACCAAAATCTGGTTAACCAAATTATCTAGGTCATGAAAGGACAGAAGGTAACGCGGTACACAATATTGCCCTTTAAGAGTAACAACAGGAAAAGGACATGGGCAGTTTCTTTTTTTGGAGTCTAAGTATCTTTGCACAATGTCACTCACAGCTTTCCCTCCAATGCAGCGCGAGCATCGTTTTCCTTTTCGGTTACTTTGATAGCGAGCGGATGCCCACGCATTGAGCGTGGTGTTTCCACGTAAATAACATGGGTAAAAAACTCAGGATACTTTCCATGATACGAGTGTATCTCACGTATCCTGCCAGGATAGTAATTACCCTGTTTCGGGAGTCCAGTATCCCACCACACAGGGTAGAAATCGCCTACTTTCATGCGCATCACCTCCCCTCCAGTGCGGCGCGGGCGCGTCTCAGGTCGCCAACTGTGATTGCGCCAACGTTTCCATCTGGTCGGCTCTGACCTCCATAAACAAAGCATTCCTCTGGCTTGAAGTGCTTTAGTTGGTCAAAGGCATTCGCGCTTTTTGCAAATGGCTCCAGCGCCGCCTGAAGTCGCTTATTTTTGGCGCGTAACTTCTTGTTTTCTTCCTCAATCTTCGAGCGATCAGGAAGCACCGACTCTGGCGCAACGTCCGGAAAGACGCTTTTCCAAGTATCTAAATCCTCCCGAAGCTGCTTGTTTTCAGCGCGCAGCTTCTCGATTTCTGTTTTAGCATCTGCGGCAATCACATGTTCCTTTACAAGTAAACACCTTAAAACCAATAGGCTATTTAACCGTTCCACGACGTCAGTCATCATGATTTCTCCTTTACTTGACGTACCCATCGAGCGACATCGCCCTTGAAGTTTTTGATAGCTCGGCAATCCGACGGCGATCCAGCCGCAACGAACAGTTTCTGCTGACCCATACACGAAAGGCGAATTTTGTAATGGCTTGACCCTGTAGGCTTGTACTCGGTTACTTCGACAGGTAATTTTCTGAGCACATCAAAAAATCCACGTAATCGTTTGTGCATGCCACTCATGATTATTCCACGTACTGACTAAGTTTGGGGTGGTTCATATCGAGCTCCAGGAGAAGCTCTGTTGCAGTGGCAGCAAGATCAGTGCCACCGCCGAGGCGCCCGTTGACAAGGCGCAGACCAAACTCTGCCTCCATCTTTTTGGTCCAAGCAACCCTCGAATGCCCAGCCTTCCCAATCCAGCTCGTGAAGTATGTTGAAGAGACCCTGATCAGTTTGTCGTCTTTGCCGATCTGAATGCGCAACTCGGCAAGTTTGGAGATGTCGCTGAGCACCTTGATCGACCCCACGGGAGGTTTGCCCTTAGAGACGTGAATGCGGTTGGTGACGATGGTGTTACGCGAACGGTGTACGTTCAGGAACTCGGCAAGAATAGCGCTGGCATTCATGTCAGTGGTGACGTCACTGGGCGTAGCTGCTACCTGCTTACGCATGTCAGCCAGCACACCTATAAGAAAATCTCTGAGGTCCGGCACGTCAATAGAAGTAAGCCCCAGCTCATTGCCGTACTCAGCGCCCTTGATGAGCACCGCCATGGTCCCGAACCAAAACCGTTCGTCCTGCTTACCAGAGTTGTCGCGGGCAAGTTCATCCTGGATCTTGGCAACTTCCTCGGCGACACGATCGTGGTTCGCGCCGAGAAACTGAGCGTATGCCAAGCCGGGGTGCCCAAAGTTGTCGTCGAGCTGCCCAATAAGACGCTGAACCGCGCCGGGCTCGTTACTTTGCGAAGTAGGAACCGGCACCACATACTCAAACATGCGGTAAAGCCCAGCCGTGGTGCTACCCACTTCGCGTGCCATGGGGTCAATCAGTGAGTCGTTCGAAGCTGACGTCATGATGGTTTGCCAAGTGCCAGACATCTTGAGAGTGCTGTCGGCGGAAAGGCGCGTCTTCTCACGGCCACCGGTAAGGTCAAACACCACTTGGCAGAAGCGTTTAACCTGAGCCTCGCTCTTGATCTCATCCCAATACATGGGCAGCGCCTTGATGTGGCCCATCTTATTCAGCACCGAGTTCGAGGTGTCGTTCAGTCCCTGCATAGCACGAATAGGATCGCCCCAGATCGACTGCGCGCACTTCATAGCGGTTGTCTTGCCGATACCAGACTCCGAGCTGTAGGCATTGAGAAGCAAGCCAGGATGGCCTGTAAACCGCACCAGAGGGCCAGCAAAGCCAGATGCAAGGACCGCGTTCAGAGACGCCCGCTGCTGGTCACAAATGATCCTAACCAGCTTATCCCACGCTTCGCGGTTGCCTCGCGGCGAGTACTGGTACGCCAGAACGGGATCAGGATTGGCTGCCGGGCGATCTATGCCCTTCATCCAGACACGCCCGCCGTAAGCAAAACCTTCGATCTTACCGTCCACCACAGACCAGCCAAACGGAGATGCGCTGATAACGCTGTCCTTAGACATCTGCAATTTTCTTAGCCACGCCACGAGAAACTCCTTGAGAATTTTGTAGTCCTTGTCTGAAGCGAAGAAACCCTTGCCGCCAAGATATTTGGCAAGACTGTCCTTGGCCGTGATTACTTCGCAAGGTATCTCGATCAACTGACGGCGTCCGCTGTCAAGCTTGGTCGTGAAGTGTAGCGTCCAGGGGTTGTTGCTAAGCCAGCCGTTGGTCATCGGATACGCACAAATCGGGAACGTAATCGGTGTTCCTGATTCGTCTACCGTGCGTACCATGATAATCCCATCACCATTGCGAACGTAACGGTCGGGAAGTGTAAGGTCCGGTTTGTCACCAGCGGCTTTGAGTACGAAGTTGAGCGGGCTCTTTTTCTGCGCGAGCAGTGGGCAACTTTGGCATTCCTTGCAACCGTAAGCGGCGATCTTCTCGCACTTGGGCCAGCCTAGATTTCGTTCTTTCTGGTGGGCAGTAACACGGTCATACAACTCGTCGGTTTTAGCGGGTACATAGTCCGTATGCTTCTTGCTCATCAAGTGGAGCGCATCGCGGCCCTCAACGACAAAAGTCGCGATCGAAGCAGTCATGAACCATAGCGGGTTGGCGTTCTCTGCACCCCCGGTACCGAGCGATCTTGCAACAAAGCCACAGTGCTTGGCGACTTCGGTGATTTCGATCTCTTGGGCTTGAGTTGTTACCCCCGCGCCAAGTTCGTCATTGGCTGCTATCTTGCTCACCTGCCGGGGAGGAAGTACCTCCATGTAACGGTTTAACGATGCAACCATCTCATCATGTGAGATCTCCTGGCTGCATGAAAGCAGTTTCACCGGCTTGGGCGGATCCGACTTCCAGTTCAATGTATCCGGAATGCGCAAGATACGCACGGCATCCACAGTGCATTGGGAGTCAAACAGAAGCCCGTGCTCCTGCGCCGCTTTGGCAAAGGCGTTGGCTAGAGACTGCCATTCATCACGGGGGAGCGCCTTGTCTAGCGCCCAATGAGCATGAAATCCGCCGGAGCCTGAAGCCACCACACCGGTAGGAAGCGGGATACCTGCTGAAGTAATGAAATCCTTGAGCGCAGATAGCGCTGCTTTTGTATCGGAATACGCCCCTTCTTTGACGTCGATATCGAGAAATAGCGATTTAAGCAAGCCTACGTCAGGGCGAGCGCGCAAGGCTTTGAGGTACTTGAAGCCCTTTTTCGACACCTTCTCTTCAGCGCGAAGCTGAGAGCTCATACAGATGTAAATGTCTTTATGTTCACCGGTTTTGTTCAACCAGTCGAGTGTGCGAATGAACTCGTCAATGTTTTTGCAAGCGCGTCCATCCCAGAACTTTCTGCCGTTCTGGCCAGGCGCGCTCCAGTGAATGTTGATGAAACCATCCTGCCCATCAGCGGGCCAGGGTAAATGCAGCGATGCAAACTTGCGGGCAAGATCGAGCACAACGTATGCTCCCAAAAATGGGGGTGGGCGTTACCCCACCCCCGCCAAACTCAGAGCATGTTTTCGAGCAAGTCTTCGAAAGAAGAAGGCACGGAGCCACCCTCTTCCTCGTTACCGCTCGAAGTAACTTCCGGTTTGGATTCGGTAGCTGTCGTTGACTTAGTCGAGGGCTTCGGTGCAGAAGCCTTGGCAGGGGCCTTCGCAGAAGCAGCCGTTGTCGCCGTGGCGGTCGACGTAGCAGCCGTCGCAGATGGGTTGGCTTTCGATGCCGCGCCGGAAGATGCACCCGAAACACGACCCGTCGGCGGCTCTTCGAAAGGGGAAGCGGGGACACTGCCCTGCTCCTCTTCCTGCCTCTCTCCCTGGGCGCGCTGCCCATGCTCGGTCGCCTCATTGAGAAGACGGGATATGCGTTCATCGTTGCGCAGCTCAAGCACCTGAAGCGCGGTTTCGTCATCCAGAGGCTGGATCGCCGAGAAAACGAACTTAGGGAAGGCTTCCTTGGGGTCGAACGAGATGCGTGTCCCCACAGAGTAATATGGGTAGCCATACGAGTTAAGCATCTCGCCGTAAGCCTTGAGGTCCTTGAGTGAAGCAGCAGGGATCCGGAGTAGCATCGGACCACCAAACATCTCGTTGGCGATGTCGTTAAGCGGAACCACTGCCACGCGGCGGGAGTCGGCGCACTGCTTGCCCTGTTTACCAGACTCGGTTACACGTGACCCCCAGGCGTTGCGAGGGCAGGCCGCGCAAGTTGCGTGTTGCTTCTTCTGGCAAGAAGCATCAGGCTTGATGCCGTCAGAAGACCAGCAGTCCGGAGCAGCGTTGGCACCGTCCTGATAACCGTCGGCATAGTAGATCTTGGAGATTGCCGATGCAGCCTTGACGAGAACCACTTCAATCGAGCCGCGCGGGCCATCGCCGTCCTGGCGCATCAGTGGTGTCTCTTTGCCCTGATACTTCGTAGACCAGACCTTTCCGCGATATCCCATCACGCCGTAAGACGACATGATGCCAGCGCCGAGCTCATCGTTCGCCCTGTGTTGACCGGCAAAAACGCTGGAGACAGCGCCGAAAGTTTTCGGAAGTGCAAGATTGTTGGATGTCATGATGTTACCTTTCGAAGTTACTTGTTGCTGTTGGAGAGGGTTTCGCGCAGCAGGTAGCCTTCAAGCTGCCAGAGCGACTTGAAAGCATTGTCGTAAGCGTAGCGCTTACCGACCTCAGCGTCGAAGTTCTCGACACTGGCAGGAGCACTGAAGCCAGTAGCGATCCAGCCATTCTTCATAGTGATGACGCAGAGCGTTCCGAGCGGCAGGATCGGATGATAGCCGACCGAAGCGATCTTCGCTTTGATGCTTTCCTCGGTGACGCGAGGAGCGGTCTTGGTGGCGACGACAGCTTTGGCTTCGTTGAGTGACAGTTTCGGTTCCATGATTACCTCGTGAAGTAGTTGTGGGATTTAAGACCGGCGAACACCAACGGTGAACGCCTGAGAGAAATTGATGCCAGGGGGCTGGGCACCGTTCTCGGTGATGAAATCACCGACAGCCGTGGCATTGGCATGCCAGTCGACAAGATCGAACTGCTCGTTCGCAATGACGTACTGGCGGAAAACATCGCCGTCGGCGATCGTAGCAGAGCGCCGTGTAGTACGGTAGACTGTACCATGGGGGGTCTTCACGCTCTCGCCACCGACGTCGTTGAGTCGCTCCAGCAGCTTGGTGTTGAGGAGATCGAGATACGCACGCGCGGACTTGGTCTTCGCTTTGTGAGCGTCGTCAGCTTCCTTGAGTTTGTCGCGCAAGCGGACGTACTGATTGACAAGGTCGTCGATGTTGTCAGGCAGTTTGACCTGAGTAAGAACAGTCATTTGGTGGGGTGCTCCGTGGGTTGTTGAGAGTAAGCGGTTCCGTGGTGGGAAACCATTTCCTTCAGATTACTATGTGGTTACTTGTGCGAGTTACTCTGATCCATCCTCAAACATTTCGAGGAGGGCATTCTGAACGCGCTGCTTCGCACGGAGCTTCGCGTACATCTTTTTCTCCGCTTTGGTAGCCTGAAACATCAGCACTTGCTGTCGATGCTTCTGACCTACGCGGCGAATGCGAGCATTGGCTTGCTCGAAGATCTCAAGGTTCGGAGTTGGCGCGAACCATATGATGGTGTCGGCAGCCGTAAGCGTAATGCCATGAGCCATGCACTGTGGATGCGCAACGATTACTTTCACGGCGCTGGTATTCTGGAAAAGCTGGAATATCTGATCTCTTTCCGATTTGGGCGTGTCTCCTGATACGGTCCTGATATCGTAACCTTCCGAAGTAAGCCGCCCTGCGATGCTCCCAAGGGCATGCACGAAGGGCACAAACACAATCACTTTCCGGTCAGACGAGTTGACCACGTCGACCAGTGCTTCCAGACGCTCGTCGTTATCGAGCGATACAACTGACTTGTCCCTGGCGTAGACATAGCCGGTACTGATCTGAAGCAGCTTCATGAGAACCGCGCCAGCGTTCATGGCAGTGATCTCGTTAGAGGCTACCATGGCGTATGCACGCTCTTCCATTTGCTTGTAGACCTTGGCCTGACGCGGTCCCATATCGATGTCGATCGTGCGCTCAACGAGCTCAGGTAACTCCATCACGTCGTCCAGTGTAAACCGCACAGCGGGCTGCATCACCTCGAATACCCGGTCCAGCGCGCCTTCTTTCGGCGCGTACTTGAACTGTGTGACTCGGTTCATCGTCTCATCACGGAACCGATTGAAGTATTTTGGGACGTTGCCGGGCGTGATGATAGAACACTGCGCCCATGCGTCTGTTGGGGCGTTGGGCGTTGGTGACCCAGTCATGCCCCACAACCACTTCATGCGCTTCGTTACTTGTCGAGTAACCTTCGCGCGCTGTGAAGCACCATTCCGATAGACAGCCAACTCATCAAGGATACAGCAGTCAATATCCGGTCTGTCCGCGAGAGCCCCAGCGATAACATTAAGACCGTCGTGATTGACAATATAAACGTCAGCTTCTTGATCAGCGAGCTTATCCAGCCTCTTTTGTTTGCTGCCATGCAGTACTTGTACCTTGATGCCGGACAGGGTCTGAAATATCTCCCGTGCCCAAGTGAAGTTGAGGGTAGACAGAGGAGCGACCACCAGGAGCTTTCCCGCTCCCCCTGTCGTATAAAGGTAATGCCACGACCACAGGCTAGCCTTGGTCTTGCCAGTGCCCATACCGTTGAGCACATATGCCCGCGAGTTCATGGTTAAGAGCGCAGCGGTCTTCTTCTGAATATCGAACGGTTTACCGCCAGCCCAATCATAGTGGGCAATAATCGGGGCAGGAACATCGAGTCCGATGTTTCGGAGGTAACGCGTGACGTTCATCTCGTGAGGAACAACCACCAGCTTGTTACCTCCCAAAGTAACCCGCTTGGCTTCCGGGAAGAACTGATCAAACTCAGGTCGCCACGGTACACCGATGACACGGTGTTTTTGTGATATGTGGATCATGTGACGGATAACCCTTCAATCCATGCTTTCAATTCAGAAATGTCCTCGCTGTCGATCACAAAGGTTTTACCCCCGCTAGCAGCGATCAGCTCAATGAGAAGCCGCTGGCGGTCAGTGGGTTTCTTGCCTGGAGCCTTAGCTTCAATGGCAAAAAACCTACCCCTGTAGCAGCCGAAGTAGTCGAGCGTAGGCGTTCCGTAACCACCCGGTACCGGCATGTTGTACCAAAGGCCCTTGCGCTGGCGAAGGTGGAGTGAGATGTTTTTCTTGATTTTCCCTTCCGGGGTCATCTGATTTTCTCCAATCACGGTAATCAGTTAGTGCTTTATAGTGCTCACGCGGGATAAACACATAGTGCTCAAGCTTATCCTTATAGTAGAAGTCATACGGTGATGTTATAATGATCGCGCCTTCAACTATATCGTAATGAATATCACCATGACTAGCATCTGGATTGTACATGACTGTACATGTCGCCCACTCTACTTTATATCTCATGGTGCGGGCAACTCGTAACAGGGCACCATTTGCGACAAAGGTGACCAGGTTTAGGCGGGAACATCGCACCAGTGTGCGCGTCTTCAAGCTGCTTTACTCTGGGAAGTAACCCAGCCCAGACCTTGACCATATCCTCGCGGGCAAAATCAGCGCGCGTGGTGGCGTCCTCTTTGAGCCAGACAAACTCAGTCCTGATCTTTTTGATCGCCGGGTGGTGGGCAAACACGCACTGCGCCATTAGCGCGAGCTGTACTCCGTCTTCCAAGATCTTGCCTGTCTTCCAGTCCAGCACTACAGCAACAGGGCCAGCGATCTTGATAACGTCGGCAATCCCGCGATACCAAGCATCCTTGCCGAACCACTCAGTAGGACCAAGATCCTGACGAATTGCAAGCTGCTGCTCGACGAGTATCTGTCCGCTGGTGCGAGTAACCTTGTCTACCCACGACTGAAAGCCCGAAAAGGGCTTGGGAAGGTCTGCCTTGCCCGAGATAGCGTCAGCAAGCGCCTTGTGCAAGGCATTGCCATACTGAAGCTGCTCGCTCTCCTCTTCCTTGACGATCTTCGCCACATCTACGTTGTAGTAGCGCTTGGGGCACGTCTCGAAGTTCTTGAGCTTCGAATAGCTCCAGGCGAACGCCTTAGGCTTACTTCTCGTAGTAACAACGGTTGTCAACGCTGTTCACCCTTCTTGTTCAATTGAGCCGCGATATCTTTCGCTGTCGCCAAGCTATTAAACGTAGCAATGACGACATACTCTGTACCACCGATGAGGCGTCTGGCAAGATAGAAAGAGCGAGCGTTTGCTGAAGACACGACGATATACATAACCTAATCCATAAGCAGGCGGATTTGAGTGATCAGCGTGTCGGAAGGAAACATCGAAGCATCATCCACAAGCGACACGAGCTCTCCCTTGGTGACGATCAGTACAAAGACTTTATCTTTGGAGAGAACGGTATGAAGGTCCTCAAACTCCTGCGGTATTAAGCTGCTAGGCCTGCGCAGCCGCATGCTTATCATTGCCAACCGCCCCATAACCGAAAAAATGGTATCGTCGCACTGGGAAGTTGAATGCGGGACAACGACAGGCGTGTGCTTCTGTGGCGGAATATGCGGGTACCCACCCGAATAAGGGCGACGGGGTACCATAAGCCCATGAGTGTTGTCCGTAGTAATTGTGTCGATGATTTCCTCTATTTTCGACATAAGTCACTCCTCGAACATGCGCGGATTAAACGGACGTCCGTTTACTTCAACGGTCATTTCGGTTTGCCGGAACATCTCAGCGGCAGCGTCCATCGAAGCTTTCCATTCCGGGCGTATCTTGGGCGGGGTACGCGCCACGACCTTGAAAATACCAGCTTGAATTATTGCTGCTGCGCAATTCGCACACGGGCAAAGAGGTGTCACGTATATTGTGTAGCCCCAAAGCGGCTCCCGCGCAGAGAGGATGGCGTTCATCTCGGCGTGAACAGTACGCAGTAATTTATGCTCACGACTCAAGTAAACGTCATCGACCCCGCGCGGGAACCCGTTATACCCCAACGATGCAACGGTGCGATCGGGCCGAACAATGACCGCGCCGACTTTCGTGCTGGGGTCTTTCGACCACTTACCGACCATCTCGGCAAGATCCAGAAACCTTTGATCCCAACGAGAACTGCTATGCATTATGGTTACTCTGCGAAGTAACGACAGGTGTTTCGATGCCGAGAGCCTGATAAAGCTTGACCCTAGAATCCGCGTCGATCCAGTACCCAACGTCGCGCTGAGACCGAACTACAATACCGCTGCCCTCAAGGCGGCGGCGAATGTGATGAATTGTGACTCCAGCATCCACTACGATCTTGTGATCAAACTCGATCATGTTCGTAGTGACGCGCTTGTTGTTCAACAATAGCATCACGACCTTGGCCATGCTGGTCGAGAGCCGAAACTTTACCTGCAAGTCAGCAAGCTCGATCGGTTTATCTTCTGTGGTGGCGTCCATCTATAAATCTCTCAGTAACGAATTACACATATAATAACTTACCCGTAACTTGTCAAGTATATAATCAACAGGTAGTGAGCATTTATTTACCTCGTTCGGAGTTACTTGGCGTCCCCATAAGACGCCCCGCAGCCGCCTTCAGCGTCGAGCGGAATGTCCGTACCCCACGCGGGCGGGCGGCGCATCTCTTCGAGTACGATACTGAGCACCATGGCTTCGATTTCTTCATGCGCAATGTAGGCCAACTCGTCATGCGCCTGGAGCGCAAGGTTAGGTTCCAAGACCTCTTCAGCGAGTCCGAGGGATTTAAGTCTCTTGCGCACGCGAACAGCCGCGTCCATGACATGAATGCGCGCCAGCGCCTGCGTGATGTTTTCCAGAAGTTTACCTCCGTAAATATACTTAGGCTTACCTGCGAAAGTAAACCACCACTGTCCACCCCTGTTTTCCAGATCATGGTAGTTCAGATAGAGCCCGCTAGGCAGCCTGATACGCTCATGCTCGAATGTTACAGGGAACTGCATCTCGAAAAGATCAGGTGATGTCATGCGAGGCAGCAGAGTGGTAAGCCGGTTCCACATGGCGGGGATCTGGTAGTATAGCGTGCGGTAGGTCTTGATGACGTTAGCGGCTTCTTCGTCGCTAAGAGATATCTCCTGCCCTAGCTGGATTTTGCTCTGGATCTTCACGGTCTTCTGGAACTTCGGCCAGCCCAGCCCATACTGAAGTCCCAACACAGCAGTCTTTCCAATGAAGCGCTCAACCGGGTGTTCCTTCTTGTTGATGGGCCGTCCGAACACCTTGGAGGCGAATGAGCTATAGACGTCTTCCTTGTTGGCAAAGGCACTCGTCAGGGCGGTGGCTCCAGCAAACCACCCAGCCATGCGCGCTTCAATCTGTGCAGCATCTACAGTCACTACGCGGTACCCTGGCGGGGCTCTGAGGGCTTTACGCAGATTGCCCCCGCGAGGGAGGTTCTGCATATTCAGCTTCCAATCACCACTTAGACGATGTGTATGGGCGCCCGAGAACCTGAGCGGAATAGGCATAAGCCCCTGCTTGTTACCTGGCCAAGTAAGATTTCCGATCGTCATCAGGCGCTGCGTGCGGCTTTCTTCCAGCGTCGATTTGACGCCCAAGCGTGCCGCCACCAGAGCCTGAACTTCCGGATTCTCGTGTTCGTCGAGCTCTATGAATGCAGAGTCAGTTTTAGCAAAAGCATATGTCTCTTTACCGGTAGTTGGAGAGATTTTTGTTGGGGGTTCTACACCAAGTTTTCTAAGTGCTTCTGCGAACTTGTCGTTACTCATGAGTTCATCACGGGAACTCAACCCGCAGCGCGCCAGCAAATCACTCTTGCGTGCCACGGTGTTATGCAGGTGCTCGGCAAGAAGGTTCTGGTCCAGAACAAAGCGCGGTTGGGTCGCACACCGGAGAACGGTGTCCATGACAGCAATCTCGCTGGCAGGAAAACCCTCCGTAATCATCTTGCGGTATATGGTGTAGCAGAGATCAGCGTCGTTACAGGAGTACTGTGCGTACTCGCTGTACAAGCCTGCCTGCTTGATGGCGGCAAGGTTCATACCTTCCACCGAGCGTACTGTGTTGCCTTTCGCGCCTACCCCATAGTAGGTAGCGAGTGACGCCAGCGAAAGAGAATTGAGCTTGTGTCCTACCCAGGCGCGAGCCATACCCAGCGTGTCGGCCATAAGGTGTGGACGGTAGTTATACCGCCACGAAAGGATGCACATGTCAAACAGCGCATTGTGGCTTACAACAATTGTCTTCTTAGGCAACGTCTTGAGATATTCGCGCAGTTCATCGTCAGCATACCACCTTGCGAAATCATCATCCTTGACCGCGCAACCGATAACCTCAAAGCGCGGATCGAGAATGTACTCGACCGGCGTCATCTTGCGTAGAGAGTACTCGCTGCTATAGTAGGTCTCGTAATCCAGCACGATGGTTTTCATTCGGTTACCTGCACAAGTAATGGTATTGACGTTTGAAGTTCGCGCATATATGTTGTGCGCAGCCTTCCTTCCGTGGGTTGGTTTCGTCCTTTCGGGGACTAGCGGCGGCCCTCGTGGTGGGGGGCCGCCGCTTCTGTTTCAGAAGAACGAGCCCTTTTGGTTGGAGGCAATGTGTTCAATACCACAGCACATATGCAGCCGATGAGGCCGTGCGGCAAAACGATGTGAAACATCGAGTACAGCTCCATCCGGCCTATTCGATAACGAAGTAGGCGCGCCATCTTTTCCGAGCATGCTGACCGCCGTCAAAAAAGCGGAAACGTCCTGAAACCGCTGAGTTACTTTGCGAGGTAGCATGGGCAGCTTACCTGCGGCTCTTTTGGCGGTTAATTTTGCGGCGATCTTGCTCATGCGTGACCCTTCGGAAGGGTCATAGTTGTGCATCAGAATAGGTACGATCGGCATCATAACCGTCATGGCTTGAGCATTAGCACACAATCTGTTGAGAAACTCAAGCGCGTCAAGCGCGTCACCGAACATGGAGCCATGAGAAAAACGCTGCTCTGCCCACTCGGTAATCTTAGCGCGTAATGCTTCGGGTGCGCTTTCTCGAAGCCCGTCCGCCACATAGTTTGGGATTATGATAGGCGTTTTCCTGTTGAAGCTAAGCGAGAGCCCCATGGCGGTTTTTGTTTCTTCAGTATCTCCGACCACGATCGGAAACTCGGCGACCCCCGTGCTGCCGATATGCCCGCATATTTTTTCTGTTTGCCGGAGGATTGACACATGATCCGGATCGATAAAGCCGGATATAAACTCCTCTGCGGTGATTTCAATGGGGGTTGTCAGGAAAAACCTGTTCGCCATACCGCGCACCTCGGCAGCAAGTCTGGCCATAATGTTAGGTGTAAAAACAGTCGTACCCATGTGGTAAGTCTCCGTGTTGTCTGGGGGGTTACTTGCTGAAGTTACTGTCGTCAGCCGGTGTGTTATCTCTCCACTCCACACCTTGCTTCCCACAGTCGTTGCATACATAGCTAGTGGAAGACCGCTTGCGCCCCCGGCGAAAGCGCAAGACGGTCACTTCGGCGAGACATTTTTCACACTGCATAATTACTTACCCCGCAACGGTATGGCGATCGTCTCGCCAAACGGTGCCTTGATGTGACCATGAATATCAGCCCAGATCACCGGGGTCTCGGGCGCGTAGCTGGGGAAGCACCCCATCATGTCGGTGAAGTAGACAATGGCGTCAGCGCGAATGTCAGACTTCTCGGCCCACTCGAACACCGGGCGGAAGTCCGTGCCGCCGCCACCCTTGGGTTTGAGACCAGTCAGGTCGGATGCAGATTCGAGTTCTTCGACACCATGCACACGAGCGTCGCACCAGACGAGCCAAATCTTGGTTGGCTTGACGTCCTCAAGTATACCGCGCACCTCGGCAAAGAACACGTCGATCTCCTGCTGACCGATTGATCCGGACGTGTCGATAGCAATGATGACGTCGCCGCATCCATAACCAGAGCGTGCCGGTGAAAAGATGTCACGCTGGATGAGGCGCTTGTCTGCCTTGCGCCAGTTGTAGCTGGAGCTGCCGACCTTGCGGGCGAAGAACGCACGAATGTGTTCCTGCCACGGGACAACCGGGTCGAGTACTTGGGAAAGTAACCGCTCAAGAGCAGCAGGCATCTTGCCTTGCACCTTGGCCGCAGCGATGGCGCCAGCGACGGCGGTGTCCCACTCGGCCTGGGAGCGCCCCTGCGAGGCTTGTCCGGGGTCCTTGCCCTGAGCAGCGCCGGGCTCAAGAAGCACGTCGAAAGACTTGGGACCGTTGCCCTGCCCCTGCCCCTGCCCCTGCCCCTGCCCCTGTTGCTTCTTGTAAAGCTTCTTGTAAGCATCGAGGAACGAGTTGTCAGCGGTCGCGATAGACTGATCATGGCAGCCGTCCTTCGGGAACGAGCCGATGTTCGACTTGATGAGCGCGTCGTTGATCACAAAGTCCATAGCTGCATTCATGAGCATTGGGTCATAGCCAAGTTCAGTACCATCGCTGTACTTGACTTTACCCGTCTGGCGGTAGGGTCGCGACAAGGCGCAATGGTTGTAAATGCAGTGCATGATCTCGTGCGCGACAACGAACACCCGTTCAGCCAGCGACATCTTGAAGAAGCCGTCAGGGTTGAGAATGAGGTTCTCGCCGTCAGTAGCAGCAATAGGTATTGTGCTGTCTTTGGTGAAGATGGCGGCAAGCTCCCCCTTGGTGGGGTTGAGCATGCTGAACAAGATGTGAGTGAAGGCTGGGCAGGACCAGAGCAGCGCGCTGCGCGTCTCGATCCACTTACGCTTGGTGGGCGCGTCGAGTTCGATCTCTTCGATTTTCATGTGATATTTCTCCGTGGGTTACTTTGCGTGGTAACGAGCAGGTGGTGGCTGGAGCTCAGGGTCCAGCCAATCCAGACCATGGGCTTTGAGGTGTTGCGTGATCTCGTGAGCTACGACGTAGGAGTCAAGACCCCCGCGACGTAGCACAAAGCGTTGCTTGTCGTTGAAAAGCAACAGCGCCTTGACGAGTAGCTTGGCGGTGTCACTGTCCATCGCCAGCCTTGTGGATGTTGACGCTCTCCGGAATGATGCTGACTTCCTCCATACCGACGAAAGTATCGTCAGTGATGAGAACGCACGCAGGCCGGGTTCGGTCCTGGAGAAGCGTGGCGCTGGCAAGGAAATCGCGAGCGTACTGCTTCGCCACCCCGATAAGCGCTTCATGTCTGGAGTCGTCGTTGAAGTCGATTTTCAGTTCGATGCGGTAGGTTTTACGTGCCATGATGTGATCCCAGTTAAGAACACCGCCGACCATTCGGTAGTATTCGGTTTTGTCTATGTTACCCCAGAAGCGGGCGGCCCACGTCTCTCGGAAGTCGTTGTTACCTTTCATAGTAACTTCAACTTCCGAGCCGTGAAATTTGTAACGCCCGACCTTGACGTGCGCCATCAAGCCGCCGACTTGAGCATCGACAGTGTGGACATCAGTGTGGCGTTACGCTTGGTCCAGTCGAGCACCGCCTTGTGGGCGACGAGTGTCGGTACCCGCGTCACAACCGCCTTGGCATAAGTGGCAGCGAAGTCAGCAGGCAAGCGCTCGATGTAGGTAATGACCGGCGTGATGTTCTCCGCCTTGGTCAGAGACGCTAGCTTGTAGCAGACCAGCATCTGCGCGTCGGGCTTTGTGGGCAACCTGGTAGTGGTAGGGCTGTTGATGATGCTCTCGATGCTCGGCAACTCTGCCTCAAGCCGCAAGGTAGCGAACAACTGACCAGCGGCAGCAGGACCGATGCCAGCGGCAGCGAGCTCGACTGCGTCGGTATCAGTTGGCAGGTTGCCATCGGGGTTACCTGACAGAGTAACCAGCACCTCGCCGACACTGACGATCGAGCGGGGGGTACAGAACGGACCCTGCTTCTCGGGGAGCTTGTCGGGGAACACGATCTGAGGGTTGGATACAGAAAAGGCGATGATCGACGGATGCACGCCGTTCTTGTGCGCCCATTCTTCCCAGCCTTCGATGTCGTCATCGACGTTGATCTCGTATCGCCGGTTGATGAGGTGATCAAGTTCCTTGGTGGAACCGGAGCGATCCTCGGCACGGTTGCCAGCCATCCACACCACCCAACCAGGCGGCAGACGATGAGGACCGCAGCGGCCAGAAAGCGCCATCTCACCCATGACCTTCTTGATGTCAACGTCCATCTTGTCGGCTTCGTCAACAAAGATCACGCCACCGTCATACTCTTCGAGAAGCTTGCCCTCTTCGGTGCGCCAGAAGAAGGGCAGCGTGAACACCATTTCGGAATGCTTCTCGCTGTGCTTGGGGATACCGAAACCGACAGTGTCACCGGGCTGGAGGTTGGGGCCAGAGACAACCGACACACCCAGCCGCTTCTTGGTAGCAGCAGCGATGCGCGGGATCGTGTCGAGGATCGTCGTGGTCTTGCCGCGACCAGGACCAGAGCGAAGATACACGCACTTGCCAGAGACATAGAGCGAAGTGGCAAGCCGAGAAAAAGTCTTGAGCTTCATGATAGTTCTCCGTGAGTTGTGGGTTGTTACCTGTAGGAGTAACCGGGTTCCGTGGTGGTGAACCGCAGATACTTGTCTCTCAGATTGTAGACCTTCGACTGATCAAGAGACGACAACCGATCGAAGAGGTCTTGCCGGAAGTAGACGATGTTGCGGTCTCCATCGAGCATCGCAACGATATCGGTTTCCGGGAAGAAACTGGCCGGGCTCGGACGGTACAACCGTGCGAGCGGTTCAGATTTCATGCTGTTCTCCTGTTCTGGTGTTTGGTATGGATGATGACGCAACAATTCTCCCGACAGCGGGCCTGTAGTTCCAGGAGAGAGATGCTTTCTTGCACAGGGGGGCCACAGACTCGACGAACTTACCTTGCAAAGTAACAAGGCTGACCTGTGACGGGCCTCTCGCAGCGCAATGCGAGCATTGCACATACACCTCCTTTCGGTCTGAGGCCTCCACATAAACAAGGTCGCCCTTGCTTCCGCAAAAAGGGCACGGCTTCAAATCATTCATGAATTTTTCGGCAAGTTCGATATGATCCATCACGTCGTCCACTTTCATGCTGTTCTCCTGTTCTGGTGTTTCGTGAAATGATGTTATGGGTAGGTTACTCTAGGAATTACTTCCTAGAGTAACCGGACTACGTCACAGACGGCTGAGCTTGTCGGCTTCGCGGGCAGCGAGCATGGCATAACCCGCGATATCATCCCAGTGATCCTTGAAGCACGGGTCGCCAGCAAGGATCCTCCCGATCTTATGGGCGATCATGTCGAGGGCTTCGATCTGTTGAGATGTGAGGCGGTCCTGGCTCCGCAGTTCCCTCTCCGTCAGTTCCGCATAGCAGACATTCTTGATCTGCTGCGTGATGCGGGCGTGATCATCGAAATCGCCATGGGTTCTGCTGCGCGCGTCGATCAGCGCGCTGATCGAACCGCTGTAGTCATTGACGGGATTGGTTGGGTTGCCTATGGTGGAGGTGTTCAAAGCAGTTTCCTTTCAAGTTGGGTTGGACAGAAGAACAGTACGGTTGCAACACATAACGCATTGACAACCTTTTGTCAATACAGGATTGTATTCCTATACTGATCCTTGTGCGTTACTTACGAAAGTAACGTAATGGCGTTGTGGATAGCGATCTCGTCATCTGCGCTGATTTTAAGTCTGGAGAGCGAATAGCGCACATACTCAAAACGCCCACGGTCTGCAAAACATACAACCGCGTCCCGCGTGAAGTGTACTAGCGGAGGAGTTGAATCAGCATAGCGCGCGGCGACGGGGTTTCGCTCGTAAGCGTCGAAAAGCATTTGCTTGATGACTTTGTTCGCGGTTTTCTCAACCATGAGTTACTTACGAAAGTAACATGATGGCGTCGCGGATAGTGACCGCGTCGTCCTTGCTGATTTTAAGCATGCAAAGCTGGCGGCGCACATACTCAAAACGCCCACTGACTGCGGAAAATATAGCATCGTTTCGCGTGAAGCGTACTAGCTGGGCAGTTGAATTAGCATCAAGCGCGACGGGATTTCGATCGTAAGCATCGGAAAGCATTTGCGCGATGACTTCGTTTGCGGTTTTCTTGTCTGCATTATCGGTCATGAGTTACTCATTCAAGTAATGTGATGGCGTTGCGGATAGCGACTTGGTCGTCCGGGCTAATACCGGTCTGCCAAAGCGTGAACTTCACAAGCTGGAAATGCCCTTCGCTGGCGTATTCGAGAAGCTCGTACCGGTAAGAACGTGCCATGTGGACACTGCTAAAGGTGTTTGGTATATTGCTAAGGTACTCAACAGGTCTCCGCGTGTAAGCATCGAAAAGCATCTGCACGATGACCGCACATTTGTCAGGGTCAGCTCTTTCTTCTGGCATGAGTTACTCACTCAAGTAACAAGAAAACGCTGCTGAGGACTTGCTCGGGAACGCCGCCACGAACGAGGTTCTTTATCACATACCCAAATCTGTCCTTACGGTATGTGGACTTCCACAAATAACCCCGCTGTGTTTGCGTCAAAATATACTGCATTTCCGCAAGCGCTTTTTCCCTGGCGCGGTACTGGCGTGTCTTCGATATCCCGCATTTCTTACCGTCCTTGTCGTAGCACTGCCGCACCGGGAACTGTCGAAGAAGTTCCTGGATTACTTCCAGATGGGTCTCTTCTATGGTCATGAGTTACTCACTCAAGTAATGTGATTGCGTTGCGGATAGTGTCCTGTTTACTTTCGCTGATCCCGACATATGGAAGTTTCGCTTTAACCCGCGACCACCGGCCTTCTCGAACGTATATGAGAAGCATTCGGCGATCGTGGTTGTCTTCGGGAGCAAAATGGAGAGTACCATGCGCATCGATCCGCCGACTGGCAGTAATATGCCAGCCAAAAGCATCCATAATCATATCTCTGATGACTTCGTTTACGGTTTTCTCAGGCATGAGTTACCCCCTGAAGTTACGTCAGGCGCTTTGCTTCGGGTGCAGGAAGAGGAGCCAAGCTGTACTTGCCGAGGATCCGCGACAAAGGATAGCACATCGTCGTGGCGTGCTTCACTGCACATTCTTCGGCGAGTTCCTTGCACTCTGGCCACTTGGCGATGACTTCTTCGAAGCTGTCGGCCATCACGATGTTGTTGCACAGGTCCATAGCCAGAGCTTCGGCACGTCTTTCAATTTCGTTTCTCGTTTCCTGAGCCGCTTTAAGAGCACCGAACAATGATGCTGGCAGGAACAGCGCATGCGGAACACGTTGAATATCTTGCGACACCCTCACATACATAGATAGCCCCCGTTTGAGTTCAGGGCACGCAACAAAGACACCACTCCCCACACCCACCACTCCATCCGGCAGTTTGTCCAAATGCTTTTTGAGGGGCAAGTAGTGCTCGTTCACGACCCTGTCTTTCAGGTCCTTCAGAGTAGCCTCAACGGCCTCTCTTTCTGGTGCCAGAAATTTATCTGCGATCGCATTTGCCAGAGCACGAGAAAACTCGCTCCAGACTATTTCTTTTTGTGTTGACTTCTTCATCGTTGTTCTCCTGTTGGAAGTTACTTCTCGAAGTTACGCTGCGACTTCGACCCACACGAGGCGCGTCTCCTCCTCGCATTGCATGCAGTGGCTGTAGTCATAAGTCTTCCACAAGACCCATTCCTGCCTGTCGATATCCCACTTCGCGAACGCATCCAGTCGGACATTGTCTGACTTGCACCTGGAGCAGATCGGTTTTTCACGGGCCATGTTACCTCCTGAAGTTACGTTGGTAGTTTCAGTGCCGCGCGCATCTCTTCACGCGTGCGGAAATTCTCAAGCATGCTGTCGAGAAGTTCAGTGTCGTAGAAGCGAAAGTATAGTTTCGTGGGTGTTTGTTCTACAACTAGCGGGCACTGATCCTGCCCTACTTCGTAATGTCTTTTGGCAACGAGCATTAGCGGGTTTATGATAGGCGACAGATACTTGCGTCCTTTAATTTCAAGCACTCCGCCATGGACTAGGTAAGTGCGGTCACGCCACTTGGTAGAAGGAGGATTGTCGGCGTCGACCGCGAATAGTCTTTTGTAGGTGATTATAGGACGCTTGAGCTCTTTTGCAGCACGATTGACGATGTTACGCAGCGCGGAAGCGGGCAGCTTGATGCCTTTGTCATGCTTGCGCCGCCACGAATGCCCATCGAAAACAAACGGTCTAGGTAGCACAAAAATACCCGTTTGATACCAATGCTGGTACGTTGCATCGATATCATTGCATACCTGCTCGATGGCCTTGGGGTAGTAACCTACCAAAGTAATCATGGCTTCTTGCTCCCAAATCTTATATGTTTACATGACAGAGAGCGGCTGCACTACCCGATACCGCTAAGGCATTTCTGAGCCTGGTGTGCAGGTTCTTCACAGCGACGACACCAAGGCCAGAGCTTCCGTCCGTGATTTCGCATACTTCTTTTAGCTCCGCGTAAAGCTTGTGCATGTAGCCTTCGAAGATCTTCATACCTACCGGGGACCGGAAAATAATGGTATCATCGAACGCTTTGCGAAACGCATCACAACGCTCGTCCGGGGTCAAGTCGCTCATGAGTAGCTGCAACGCAGCGACAGTGTCATCTGACAAGCTCACTTCAGCACCGTGTAGCAGAACTCCTGGGAGTGTGACTTGGCGCACGCTTTGTAGGCTGGCGCGTTCCACCAGCCGACTGCCAGCCAGAGGGCGAGCATGAGAGCTGCACCGACGAGATAGTCGCGGATCATGTTACTTCTCCGAGTAAGTTTCCGTGTAATCAGGGTGGATCGGATCGAAGTCAGAGCAAGGTTCTGCTTCAACCCACTTGTTGGCCGACGGTGGCGCCAGGCGAAGGAAGTCTGGCGGCATCTCGTAGGGCGGGTGAACTCCGAACGATCGCGTGCGAGCTCGTGCGTTCATCTCGCTCTTGTGGTGAATCGCTCTGTCAAGCGCCATGGATGCACACTTGAACAGCACTGCACTGGCGCACAGTGCAGCAGTGTGCATGAAACGATGATATGATGTGAGCATGTTACCTCCTGAAGTTACTCTATAAGGTAGTGTATGTGTCTAGTTGCGACGACTTTGGCGTCAACACCAAGGTCGAGGACCACGTCCAATTTGTAGATAGGGCCGTGGGTGTTGTCCTTTATAACGGCGTGCCACTGTTTTGTTGAGTCTGGCAGGACTTGAAGTTCACTTACATGGTCAAGCAACAGGTTGTACACCTTATACGGATTGGTGCGGCGTAGCATTTTAGCTTCACGCCAGACGGAGCTAGTAGGGTGTGCTCTATAGAACTCACTGCTAAGCTTGCCTTCAGGTGTGCGCCGATGCACGAGCACTCGCAGTTTGTCGTCTTTCATAGTTACCTCCCGAAGTTATCTCCCGAAGTTACCTCCTGAAGTAACTTCTCCGGGTCAAGCTCCCCAGAGAGCGGGTGATATGTGATGACGCTATGTTGTCCGATTTCTGCCCCGCTGTGGTACTGAGTAAAGCCCTGCTGGTAGAAAGGATGACCGTATCCCAGTACCATGCAGATAGTGTTGAGCCGGTCCCGTGTTGTGGGGGTAGGGTACCCCGCAAGCGTCAACGATACGGACCCGTCATCGTTCCACCATGCGATCTTGCTACCATGTAAAGTAACCGACTTGCCATCAGTGGACGTGTTAGCGCTCGCTCTATATGCTCGGCGCTTAGAAAAAGCTGTAGCGACTACATAAGACACGGTCTGGGTCACCATGCGCGCCCGCCTGTGTCAAATATCTCTCGGCACAGGGCATTGAACTTTCGCTCGCTCATGGCGACAAGGTGCTGGTCGCTCGGCAGCATGTCCCGCCCATGATAGGTGCGCATGCGCCCTGTCGGCCTGTACATAAGCGTGAGCACGCGATCGAAATATCGCAGCTTCCAGTCTTTGCTGTCGATGCTGAGCATGTTACCTCCTGAAGTTATTTCGTGAAGTTACCCGATGCGCGTCACCGACACGCGGAATTTGCAGTTGTCCGACGATTCGATGATGAGATCGCTGAAACTATAACTAGCGTCAACGCTCAGGATGATCTTATTTCCGGTTTCTTCTGGATCTTCTTTTGTCCAGTCGAATGTTGGGCGTTCCCACCGCCCTACAAGTTCGAGCTCGTGCAACCCATCGACGATTGCGAGCCCGATATCATTGGTGTGTGCCATGATGTTACCTCCTCAAGTAATTGAATGCAGGGTGACGACACGAACTACTTTTGTAATTACGTTGGTATGCACGTGTTTCAGTACCATCGTGATCTTCACAGTGACGGCAGCATGTTGTTTCCAAGACAGGATGGCGGGCAATTTTGATATCACATCATCAATATTTTTTTCTATTCGCCCGTCAGCCACAGTCCCGTTATAGGTTGGGATGAAGATCCGCTGCTCCCTCTTGGGTATCAACCACTCGACATAAGTCGAGACATTTATGCGATAGGAGCAATGGCTGTACATGGTGGCGTACTTATTTCACGCCAGGAGTTCGAACAGGTAGGAAAACGCTCTCAAGGCTAGGTATACCGCACTCAACAGCGCAAGCAGAACAGCGCCGAACATCAGCGACCAGACAGCGACACCGAGGAGAAACCCGGCAGTGGCCAGCAGTCCGATCCCCAGCCAGGTGAGCACATTTTTGATGTATGCGAGCATAAAGTTACCTCCTGAAGTTACTTCGTGAAGTTACGATTTCTCGATGGCGGCGAGCAGATCACTCAGGAACTCGATCTCGTCATCGAGAGAGGCGTCATAGCCACTTGTCCATGCAGCCTGGTATTCGTTGGGGTTGGCTGCTTTCAATTTGCGCGAGGCTTTGCAATTCGTCAGGCGCTCTTGCAGGCGCGCGACAAGCGCTTTGAATTGAGCAGCGGCGGGCTTGGGTATATCCACCCATGTCATGATGTTACCTCGTGAAGTAATAGCTGAAGCTACTTGATCCGATCATAGGCGCGGATGGGATGGTCACTGTCCGTGTGGACTTCACGGAACTGGGGGCGTGCGCCATGTCGTTGGACATAAGCATCGACGAACACGGAAGCATCGCAGTCCTCTTCGAGGAACACAAACTCCCCCCTGCGATAGGAGTATTCGCTGAAGTCTTCGGGCTTCAGCCCCAGGCCCATGAGGTCCGATACAGGGACTTCAAGCCAGCCGTGGCTGGGATCCGTGTGATAGGTGTAGGTCATGTTATTCCTCCGTTGGTGTTGACTTGAGCACGACACGATTTGCTTTGACTTGCTCCCGGCGGCGCATCAGCAATTCCAGCAATTCTGCTTCGTTTTGGGATTTAGCGCACTCGCTGTGTACTGTGAACAGCTTGGTGTAATCCTCCGGCTCGCCGCCATACTTGGCAGCGCGGTGCGCCGCTGACGGCGAGAGGACGATCGGCTTGCCACATAGCTTGCAGTCCATGTTACCTCCTGAAGTAATGTGATGATGTGGTGAGCGCACCCATCCCCCGACTTACGTCAGCAGAGCTGCGGCGTTCTGGAGAGTGCGCTCGCCACACCACCACACCGCCGCACAGGCTCAAGCGTTTATGCGCTGGGGAAGCCTCTGGTTGGTGCGATATTACGGTGTGATGATGGGAACGGGCAGGGGAGGAGGTTACTGCCCGTCATCTTGTGCGTTACTTCGCAGGGTTACCTTGCGAAGTTACTTCTTCAGGGCGATCTCGCGCGCCTGCTCCTTGCCGAACCCCTTGGCCATCAGGAAGCCGACAACTTCAGCTTCCTTCTTGGACTCCTTGGTCATGGCCGGGAGTTCGTATCCCAAGGCAGTGATCGCGTCACCGAGCGCATGGCGCGCTGTGTCGATGTGCGTCACGTCAACCTGGTCGGCTGCCATCTTCTCGGCAAGGCGATAGACCCCCTTGTACTGAGTGATCAGCTTGTCGATCAGCTCACTTTCCTTGGCGTCGGGCTTGGCGATGATGGCGTCAATCAGGTCGCCGCCAATCCGCTCGCGATCCTGCTTGAGCTGTGCCCGCGCAACATCGACATACGCATCATAGGTCGGCTTGACCTTGATACCGCCAGAGATCAGCGCGGTGCGCCGCTCGGTTACTTCTTCGAGTAACTGAACCGCGCCGTCCTCTTCCTTCTTGAGGATGGGCAGGTTCGCCATGAGGGCAAGCTGCCGATGCTTGGAGCGATTGGACTTGATCGAGTTCTCGTTGTCCTCGTTGGCCCCCAGGGCCGTGGCGTGCTTCGCAACTTCCTTGGTGCGCGCCGCCACATAGGCATCGAAGAGCCCTTCGATCTTGGTGTCATCATCGATGACGTCATCGACAATGCCGCGCACCAGCTCGATTGCCAGATTGGGCTTGGACAGCGCACTCTTCACGGAGTCGCGTCCGAGTTCACGAGCGCGCTTGATTGCCAGCTCGAAGCGGTTGTCGTTCTGAGTGTCGTGGGCAAGCGTAGTCATAGGATAGTTCTCCTTGGTTGTGATTTACTTCTTGAGGTTACCCGCCGATGTCCTCGGCGGTTTCGTTATCTGACAGGCTGGGGTCCAGCACTGCTTCGATTTCTGTACGCTCCACGGGAGCTGAAGGCAAGGACTTGTGATCAACTTTCATCACGCCACGTTGCCTCTTCATGCGTAAGGCATGCAAAAGCCGGGCTATATCTCTTTGCCGCGATTTAATCTCGGCACGTTCTGTGAGCAAATCTGATATCATGCTGTCAATATCCACCACGTGCATGTGTTCAATAGTCGCCACGAGATAGTGCCTCATGTGATCAAAAGTTGTCACGGTGATATAAAGCGCGCTTGTGCTTGTGTCAAGAAGTGATCACAAGAAATCGTCAGCGATCTTTTGCTGTTTGCCGGGTCATCGCACCACGTTCGCAGATTGTGGCAAAACTATGTGCGATTGTGGCAAAACTATGTGCGATTGTGGCAAAACTATGTGAGGTGACACATGCTCCAGCCAAGGTGCCGCCACGAGCGTGACAGGAATTGATCACACGAAAAAGCCGGTTCAGAATATCAACGAGCTAAGTCATTGATATTGAACGATAAGTTCTTATTCTTAATTCTCAATAAAAAATTTCGGGGTTTTTGGAAAATGGGATGATGGGATGATGAGATGATGCGGGGGCGGGTCACTGCCGCATGGCAGCAACTTTACTCCCATATATATATATAATACAGAATTAAGAATTAAGAATATGAATAGAGAGCACCGCCGCTGGCGTCTTTCAGGTGACGTTCTTACAAGGTTCCCATATCACCCTAAGGTTGTGTTTAGAACATTGCCCGTAGATGCTGGCGCATGTTCTGCCCGGCCTTGAACCGTCGCACAGTGACACCAGCCACCATAACAACGTCTGGCATTGAGGCGAGCGCACCAGCAAGCCTTTGGTGGTCTGATATCTTGGTGGTGTAGGCAGCCTTGCTGCCTTCAAGCTTGCCTGCTTCGATGCGAGCGGCTTTCGCCTTGACGGCTTTGGCTGCGAGATTGCGGTTCACTGGATTATCCTCCTATTACTTTCCAAAGCAATCTAATGGTAACATAATGATAACTTTGGAAAGTAACAGGGCCGGGGCTCTGACCTCCCGGCCTGTTAATGAGTTTCACGGTTTTGGCATTGAACCGTAAACCGAGCCGATCTTTCGGAGTTACTACCTATGGCGCGGGGCCGCTCTTGCGGCTTGCGGCGCCCCATGATGCAATGGTGCGATAGTTTCGGCTTCCTGAAGCGGCCTAGGATTATGTTATTTTCAAATCCTTCCCGCTTCGCCCCTTGCAGCGCGGTCTTACTAGGTGCCGCGTGGGGCCGAACCGTCCACCTCGCGTGCCGTCATCCCTATATGGGCGACCGTCGCGTATGCCTCATGGCATGGGGACCTTAAGCTGGCGCTCTCCCGCGCGCCGGGGACAGGTGGGAAGCCTGCAACTGTCTCAGTATCTCCGTTTATTTCCCTCCGTTGTTACCTCTTGCCCTAGTTACCCGGCGAAGTAATGCGACGGTGGGGAGGGAGGGGATGCCCAGACCCCCACCCCCATCTGGACAGGGGGGCGGGGGGTAGGGGGGTATGTTTTTTAGGTACCTTACAAACTCACATCATAACAAATTACAAACATTATCATAATATTATCAGAACATTAACTTGCAAACGCTGAAAATAGCGCGCATAAAAAACTGCCTTTTGCGAGGCAGTTTCCTCCCTGAACTTCCCCCCGGCTTCACCGCCGGGGGTTTTTCTTATCTACTAGGTGTTAAGTCCACGCGCCTGCGCGCACCCGCTGCCGTGATGTGCGCGTCTTGGACGACATGAGCCTGTTGGCGATCATCTCGCTCATGCCACCGTGCGCTGTGACACACGCGTACTGAAACGCGTCAGCGATATGCGAGTATTCGTTCTTGTCGGGATTGGGCTTGCGCAAGCCACCGCGCGTTTTGCCATAGCGGTAGCCGCCATCGAGAGCCCTGACGAGCGTTGGGCACCTGGTGCCGTCGATAAGAACAGCAGGGCCACCATCGCGCTGGCCCAGGAGCCATGCCTCTACAGCACCCAGCCTCTTGGAGATGTCGTTGGTCGGAGCAGGGTATGCTCTGAGGCCATAGCGCTTGATCAGATCGAAGCTGGTCTCTTCGTACAACGTCGAACGCTGGCGTCCTGCCGGGTCTCCAACCACGACGATCGACTTGCCCAGGTAGCGTTCCTGCATCAGCACGGGCTTGATGCCGCGCTGAAGTTGGGTTTCAAGGCCGATGTCTTCAGCGATGATTTCCTCAAGCACCAGAAGACGGCCCTTGTGGTCCGCCTGGCAGATGATCGCACAAGGGTCGCGCCCGAAGTCCAGGCCCATCAGAAGAGGGTAAGAGCTCACTGGTTCAACTTCGTCCACGACATGAAACGACCGCTTGAATGAATCGCGGAACACTGCTGAGCCTGAAGGGTCGTCACCAAACTCAGCGTGAACATAGCGCTTGCACCAGTCTGGCGAGTTGGAACGGATGAAACGCTCGTAGTAGGTACGCCCTTGTGCCTTGCGGCGTTCGTCGTTCACGGGGTATTTGAGCGTTTCGGGGGTCTGGGTAAGCCACTCCAGGTTCTCTGCTTCATCGCTCATGCCGCCTGGCTGGATGAAGATCTGCCAGTCCGAAGGGGTCTGCGTCATGAACTTGTGCCATGACGAGCCTTCAGATGGCATGTTGGTATCGGCGATAATGCCGAACCAGGTAGCGCCGCCTTGTGCTGCACTTGGGTAGCGCCCGCAGCGGCCAGCCAGTGGCGAGACGATGGCGACATCCATTTCGATTGATTCTGACATCCATGCGCCCGTGAGCTGCAAAGACAGCAGGCGGCGCTGGTCTTCCGGGTTGTCGAGAGGGATCAGCAGCCACTCGGAGCGGATATCGCCTACTTCGATGTAGATCGTGTTGTCGCTGACCTTGTACTCAGCGATGCCCTTCAGCCAGCTTGTAATGTCCTTGAGGACAGTGTCTTTCAACTGCTTAAGGGTCTGGCGCACGATCGCAAAGCGCGTGTAGCGCAGCCCGTCCGAAGCTGGCACCTGTTCACAGGCGCGGCGGAAAAGCTCGAAAAGGCAGGCAGTAGTCTTGCCGGAGCCGACAGGACCGGCGATCAGGCGTCCGAACGCCTCTGACTTCATGAAACGGGCGCAGGTTGGGGGTGCTGTATAATTAATCGTTGTCATTCGGTGTCTTTTTCTTCGGGGCGGTGGCCGTATTCGCCGTTGAGGACTTTGAACTTGAATTCATCGATCGCGAAGAAAATGTCCTTTATTAGGAAGTTCAGAGAAGAGCGCACATCAAGTCCGCCGTCTTTGTTGTATCCGATAACAAGCACCTGATCATAGATTCCAACAGCCTGCTCAAGTACGTTGTCAGGGTTTTTTGCAGCGTCTTTAGGGTAGAACTTTACGATGTTGTTCATTCTGCGCTCTCATGGTCAATTACTTTCGAAGTAATGTCTTTTTCGATGCGCAGGGTCTGGTCAGAGCCCAGGTTGATGGTCACGGAAAGCCTTTCCCCCATGACGCCAGCATCGAAATTCGACCCACCGATACCAGCAAACTTTGAAATAGTCTTCAAGATATCTGTTTTTGCCGATAATAGCTCTTTGGGGTCGTGTGCGCGGGCATAAAACTCGGGCAGAGCCTCTTCTACGAAGGCCAGGGACTTGAGTTTTACCCGCTCGCTGGTGTTTCCAGCGCTCTGCCAAGCCTCGATTTCAGACTTCAAAATGCCCTGAAAATAGGGGTTTTCGCGGGTTTTTTCCCATTCTGAAGTGCTTAAACCGTGGCTTTCGAGTATTTCTTCGGTGGGGCGAATGTCCATCGCTATCTCGCGTGCGAGCTTCAACATTGTCACCTCGATAAAACCCGCTCGCTTTTCAGAAAGATCAGCCATATAGTGTCTCCGCAAAGATAAGTAGTTGCATTCCACCCCCATCATACTGTATTTAGGGGGTGATCGTCGAGAGCCGGGATTTTATTTTCATGGCACAAGCATTGGGCGCAGTCTTGCGCGTTGTCGGTCCTAACGAGCTTGACGCTGCCCTCAAGGCGCGTGACGAAGAGATGGCTGCTGCCAAGGATGCAGCAAATTCTTCATCTGAAGTGATGACAAACCTTGCGGGGTACATCCGCAGAGAGTTTGATCAGATGAAGCGCCATCGGTCCAATACGTACTCAGGTTGGTCAGATCGGCTCCTCAATGCATTGCGGGTCTTCAATGGACAATATGACGCAGCCAAGCTAACCGAGATCAAGCAGTTTGGCGGTTCGGAAATCTATGCCCGTGTCGTCGCGATGAAATGCCGGGGAGCAAGCTCGCTTTTGCGGGACGTGTATCTCTCCCCGGATCGCCCATGGGGACTCGATCCTGCTGACGATCCGAAAATTCCTGAAGACATCATGAAATCGATCAACGAGCTGGTGACTTCGGAGATTGCCGGGCTCGCTGGTGCTGGTCAGCCTCCTGACATCGATGCTATTCGCGATCGTACTCAGCAGCTTGTTGAGGCTGCCCGCCAGGCTGCCAAGAAGAAAGTCGGGTATCAGGCGCGCGTCGCTGAGGATAAGCTTGACGAGCTTCTCAAACAGGGTGGCTTCTATAAAGCGCTGGCTGAGTTTATCTCTGATCTTCCTCTGTTTCCCTTTGCGTGCATCAAAGGGCCTGTTGTCAGGATTGTTCCGACGGTTATCTGGGAAAGCAACGAAGCGGTCGTCAAGCAGATGCCGCGTCTCACCTGGATGCGCATTTCACCGTTCGATATTTGGTGGACACCCGGCGTCAGCGACATTGAAGATGCGGCCATAATCGAGCGCACGAGGCTTACGAGGGCCGATCTCAATGACCTGCTCGATTTGCCGGGCTACAATCAGGAAGCCCTGCGCGAAGTGCTACGCTTGTATGGCCAGGGAGGTCTGGCTGACAATTGGGATTCAACTGACAATGAGCGCGCCGTACAGGAGTCCCGCGAAAACCCGAGCCTTAACCAGTCGGGGATGATCAACTGCCTTGAGTACACAGGCAATATTCAGGGCCAGATGTTGCTTGATTATGGCCTGGAAGAAGATCTGATTGCGGACCCGCTGCGGGACTACTTTGTGCAGGCATGGCTGGTTGGCAACTATGTCATCAAGGTTCAGATGGCGCCTTCGCCGAGGAAACGGCACCCCTACTACATCACCAGCTTTGAGAAGGTACCAGGCACCCCTGTCGGTAACGGGCTTCCCGACATTCTCAACGACGTGCAGGAGGCGAGCAACGCTACGCTTCGCGCGCTGATCAACAACCTGAGCATATCTTCAGGTCCGCAGGTCGTTGTGAACGATGATCGGATTTCCAACGACGAAGATGGCGAGCAGCTTTATCCATGGAAGCGCTGGCACGTCCAGAGCGATCCGATGGGTAACAACAGTGCCCCTCCGGTGAGTTTCTTCCAGCCGAACTCGAACGCGCAGGAACTGCTGGGGGTTTACCAGCGTTTTGTGGATATGGCCGATGAGCTCTCGGCCATACCGAAATATCTTGCTGGGTCTGGAGCTACAGGCGGCGCAGGGCGCACGGCTTCAGGGCTTGCAATGCTCATGGGCAATGCGTCCAAGATCCTCCAGACAGTTGCGGCGAACATCGATCGTGATGTTCTTGATCCGCTTCTAAGTGCGCTCTACGACATGGTCATGCTCACTGATCAGTCGGGCATGCTGACTGGTGAGGAGAAAGTCCGCGTTCTGGGTGTGTCTGTCGCGGTGCAGAAAGAAACCCAACGTGCTCGTCAGCTTGAGTTTCTTCAGATCACGGCCAACCCGATCGATGCGCAGATCGTTGGTCCCAAGGGTCGCGCGGCTATTCTTCGCAACGTTGCACAGACGATCGGCTTGCCAGGCGAGCAGATCGTACCATCTGATGATGAGCTTGACGGCATGCAGAAGATGGCTGCTATACAGGCTGAGCAGCAGGGTATTCCTGGCCACTCGGGTCTGGGCGAGCAGGCTGCACTGGCGCAGGGTGGGCAGCAGGGCACTGGTGCTTCCGGCGACATGGGGCCGCGTACTAATATTTCAGGGGGTTCGTGATGAAAGATTTCACAAAATCCAGAGGTATGAAGTCCGCCGTCAGGCAGGTTAAAGGACCTGGGATGAACCTTGGCATGAAGAAACCGCGCAAGAGTTACATCCCGAAACCGAAGCCATACAAGCCGTCGAGGGCTATGAAGGAAGCCGTGGGTGGTTCCTCGTCCTCTGGCAAAAAAGCAAGTTCCTACCTCCCCAAGTTTCAGGAGGACGGAAACGCCCAAACCATGGTAAGTGGTAAGGGCAAACAACTCTCCTGCAAGAAATACTGAGGTAAAACCATGGTGAAGACCAAAAACTCGATGCCTTCGGGCAAATCCAAAGTGAAATCCGAAAGCGCCGGTATCGGTGCCAAGGGCGGATCGACCAAGATGTTCGGCAAATCCGACGCAGCTCCGCAGGTACCTGGCATGTCTAACCGCCCGAGCCTTGCTCCGACTGACAAAGGTGCGGCCAAGGGCGGCAGGACCGGTGTCATGGGTAAGCAGCGGGGTGCCAGCGCTTCTCAGCCTGGCAAGGTGTCTGTTGGTCCTGGTTCGGGCAGCGACAATTCTTTCAAGGTTTCCGGCGGCAAGGGCCACATGGCTGGTTTTTCGCCTGCTGCGAACGCCAAGCCCATCTAATTTCAACTCGATTTCTTCGTGAGGTAAAAGCCAATGTCGGTTCGTAAAAGCTTTCTCGATCCCAGTGATATCCCCAACGCAGTCTTTGACCTTTCGTCGACCGTTACTGGCCTGACCGCCGCCGGTTCGACTCAGGGTACCGCGCTGGCACTGGACTACACAACTTTCCAGCGTGTGACCACGGTCGCCGCGTCTACCGGTGTTCGCCTTCCGGCGGCGACTGTTGGCGCGCGTATTGTTGTGTTCAACAAAGGCGCAAGCGCTCTGGCGGTGTACCCGGCTACCGGCGAAGCCATTAACAACGGCGCAGTCAACGCGGCGTTTTCTGGCGGCGTTGCCGCGCAGAGGAGCTGCATGTTCGTGTGCATGGTCGCAGGTACCTGGGACAGCCTTTACAGCGCGTAATAGGAGCCTGTTATGCCAAGCAAGAAAGATGGTGCCGGTTCGGATTCTTCGCAGCGCACTGACTACAAGAAGGGCGCTAAGGGCTCTACCAAGCCCGGCACGCAGAACTTTCTCCAGATGGCCAAAGGAGGCAAGGGGTTGAACTCCAAGCCTCTTGGTCTTTTCGGTCAGGGTAAAAAGTGAGTCCTGACCGCGATCTGATCCTGGCTTCGGCTGGGCTGGCACGGACATCCCCTGAGAACTGGAAACGGTTCTTGGGGGCTCTTCGCATCTATACCGACACGTATCGTGATAACTGCATCCAGTCCCCCCTCGAAACACTACCAGTAGCCCAAGGACGTGCCCAGTCTGCTGCGCACCTCTATAACCTCCTGGCCAGTTGCATAGCGAGCGCGGACAAAATCGAAGGAAAAAGTAAGTGAAGGAACAGACCCTCCAGGACGATCCGAACATCAAGTTGCCTGCCGCCGTCCGTGCCGCAGCAGCTCGTTCCGAGCAAATCGTCAATTCGCTCAGGGGAGAAAACTCTGAAGTTACTCCGAAGGGTAACGGAGAAGAACTTCAGAATGACGATCAAACTTCGGCTGAGCAGGAAGCTCAGCAGGAAGCTCAGCAGGAAGCTCAGCAGGAAGCTCAACAAGAAGCTCAGCATGAAGCTCAGCAGGAAACTCAGCAAGAGCGCCGCTCTGAAACTCGGTCGAAGAAACCCGATGCCGAGTCCTGGGAGCACAAGTACAACTCTGTTAACGGGCGCTATATGCGTTCGCAGGAACAGATCCGTGAGATGGCGGAGCAAATTCAGGGGCTCCAGAATGTCATCGCTACAATGCAGACCGCACCCCAGCAGACCAATGTTCCTGAGCTTCAGGTCGAACGGCTGGTCACCGATGATGAAGTTCGCGATTATGGCGAGGACTTCCTCAAGGTAGTTGGCAAGAAAGCCAAAGAGGAGCTTGCTCCGGTTATCAAAGCATACGAAGCCAAAATTGCCGATCTTGAACGCCGTCTGACTGGTGTCAACAGCGTTGTTCAGCAGGATTCGCAGCAGAAACTCCTCGATACGCTCGATGAAAAACTGCCCGCCTGGCGGGAATTGAACAATAATGAAGAATTTCTTGACTGGTTACGGTTGCCAGATCCATTTTCTGGTGCTATTCGTCATGAAATGCTGAAGGCAGCATACGCGCAAGGCAATGTCTCCCGCGTATTGGCCTTCTTCAACGGCTTCCTCGCTGAAGAGGCTGCCACGTCACCCGCCAAGCGGGAGCCGGAAGTAGGAACCAGCAGGGTTCCTAAAGTCCCGCTCCAGAACCTGGCGGCACCGGGCAGAGCCAAGACTGCGGCAAGCGCAAGCGCTCCCGCTGAGAAGCCAGTCTTCACACGCGCACAAATCGCTGCCTTTTATGCTGATGCTGCCGCCGGGCGTTTCCGGGGCAAAGATGCAGAAAAGTCGAAACTCGAAGCGCAGATCTTCGAAGCACAGCGTGAGGGGCGCATCCGTTGACAACTCATTTCTAAGGAACCTCTAAAATGCCAATTCCGACTTCAAGTTTTCCCGTAGCTACCGGCGTGTCGACTCCGTCGGTATACCCGAGCGGCGGCGCTGGTAACGCTTTCGCGGCCAATGGTTTCATCCCTGAAATCTGGTCGGGTAAGCTCGTCGAGAAGTTCTACTCCTCGACGGTTCTGTCTGCGATCTCCAACACCGATTATGAGGGTGAGATCCGCAATCAGGGCGATCGTGTGCGTATTCGCACGAAGCCGACCATTACTATCCGCGACTATCGTGCTGACGGTACGCTCCAGCTTGAGCGTCCCGAAGGTTCTTCCCTGACGTTGTACATCGGCAACGGTAAGTACTTCAACACGATCCTCGACGATGTCATGGACATTCAGTCCGATCTGAATGCCCTGTCGATTTGGTCTGATGACGCTGCTCAGCAGCTCAAAATTCAGGTCGATACCGATGTCCTCGGTGGCATTCTCGGCGCCATGAACGTCCGCAATCGCGGAACCACGGCGGGCCGCATCACGCAGTCGGTCAACCTTGGCGCTTCGGGTACTCCGCTCGCCACTGTTTCTCGTTCTCCGTCGGCTGGTCAGGTCGAAATTCTCGACTTGATTCTGCGTCTTGGTCAGGTGCTCGATGAACAGAACATACCGGAAGATGGCCGTTGGCTTGTCATTCCGGTCTGGGCTTGCGCTTATCTGAAGTTCTCGGATTTGCGCCAGGCTTACCTGACTGGTGACAACATCTCGCCGCTGCGTAATGGCCGCATCGGTATGATCGATCGCTTTACCATCTACTCGTCCAACCTCCTGCCTGCCGGTGTTGCCGGTGGCCTGGCTGCTGGTGAGTTTGCGATCTATGCCGGGCACGCCCACGGTCTTACCTTCGCATCGCAGATTTCGAAGGTTGAGACCATGCGTTCGGAACTCGTCTTCGGTCAGATCCTCCGTGGCCTTCAGGTCTACGGTTACCAGGTCGTCGACGGCACCGCCTTGGCTCAGGCGGTCATCACCAGGGCCTAACAAATAAACGGAGGGGCTTTGGCCCCTCCTCAACCTTTCTATGAGGATCAAGATACATGGCTCGTTTTGCTACTGTCCAGACTAGCCTTGGCGACGCGATCAACACGATCGCTGACAAGGCCGATGTTGCCGGTACTCGTGTTGCTAGCACGATTACCACTGCCAATCCGACGCTCACTGCCGCGCAGATGATCGGCGGCGTTCTTACTCTTTCGGGTCAGACCGCTGCTCAGACTGTTGTCACAGCAACTGCCGCTGCCATTGTCGCACTCATTCCCGACGCACAGGTCGGCTATGGTTTCGATATGGCAATCCAGAACTCACATACGAGCTCTGGCACCGTGGCACTGTCTGCGGGCGCGGGCGTGACGCTTTCGGTTGTTGGTACCGCTGCGCAGCCGATTACCACTACTCGGCTGTTCCGCGCTGTGATTACCAACGTTGCCACTCCTGCCGTCACGATCTACGCGGTCGGTCAGGTCGCCTAACAGGTCGCCTAACTTGCTCGGGGGAGGGGTAACCTCCCCCGGCTTATTACTTTTCGAGGTAACTGATGGCCCTTGATACCGTCCAAGATTATGTCAATCGAGCTCGGACGTTGCTTTTGGATACGTATTCGGGTGCATACCGTTACCCTACCGAGGATCTTGTCGAGGCGCTAAATATGGGCATCCTCGAAGCTCGCAGACTTCGTCCTGACCTTTTCCAGGGGTCTTTTCAGACATCTCTTCCAAGCTTCAGCGCAGGCAGCCTTACTGCAACTGTTTCGATTGACCCGCAATATAGAGTGGCTTTCGTCTATTATATCTGCGGGCAGGCACAACTTCGTGACGACGAGAATGTTCAGGACTCCCGCGCGGTGACGTTTTTGAACAAATTCACGTCGCAGATGCTGACAATTCAGTCATGAGGATCTGATGGCTACTGTAGACATCAACCGGCTCATGGATAACGCCAGAATTGAGCTTCCAGGCGCGCTTGATAATGTGCTCAAGCTTGAGTTCTTTTCGATTATGAACGATTTCTTTCAGCAGACGAGCTGCTGGACAGAAGACATTTCGGTAGCCGTGCAACCGACTTCTTCATCGTATCTTGAGAATCCGAGCGCCTACACTTACGATCTTGTTCCTGAGGGAGGTTCGATCGTCAGGCTGCTTTACTTGCAGAATCTACAAAGCATTCAGCAGCAAGGCGATATGCCAACGCCTGGTAAGCTGGTTCTCAAATACGCACCAAGTACAGCAGATACTTATATCGCGACTGTTGCAAAAACTGTCATAGATCCGACGACTGCTGAAGGATACCCCGTATTTCCGGACTGGGTTCTTAGCAAGTACAATATCGAGATTTTGGACGGCGTACTTGGTCGGATGATGGGCCAGATTGCCAAACCGTATTCTTCGCCGCAGATGTCTGTTCTGCACACCAGAAAATTTCAAGCTGGTGTGCAGAGAGCATATGTTGAAACGCTTCACGGAAACGTGTATCGTGCGCAGAGCTGGAGGTTTCCGCAGACGTTTTCTCGCCGTCGTCGCTATAATGGGTTCTAGGTTACTTTCGAAAGTAACTTCGAAAGTAACTTGAGGAGAAACAAATGGCCGTCTACAATAAGTTCAACCAGTTCACAAAAGACCTGATCGACGGTAAGCACAATTTTTCGTCGAACACGTTCAAGGTCTTTCTTACAAATACTCAGCCAACTACCAACATGTCTGCCAAAGGCGATATGACCGAAGTCGCTTCCACGACCAGCGGCACGGCAAACGGCTACCCTGCCGGAGGAGCGACGGCTGCAATTACGGCCACCACAACTGCTGGAGTTGCCAGAGTTTCGAGCTCAAATGCGGTAATAACTGCGGCCAGCACGGCAGGTATTTCAATTGGCCCGTTTCAGTTTGCGGTTCTCTACAATGCGACGACAGCAGGGAACCCGGTTATTGCATGGTGGGATTATGGTACAGCAATTACGCTTGCCCCTAGCGAAATTTTGACTGTCGCATTTGACGCTACCAACGGTATTTTTACGGTTACCTAGGAGTCGTATCTCATGACAATTGTGGTTAAGCATAAGTTCAATTCTGCAAAAGTTGACGGACTCGATTCGACGCGCATTCAGCCGTCGAATTGGAATGATAATCATGATATAACGATGGCGGCTGGTAAAGTGCTCGGTCGCGATAGTTCTGCTGCTGGTGCGGCTCAAGAACTTGCCATTTCTGTGGATCCTACTCAACAGTCTATGACCCCGCCTTTGGGTACAACTGCGCAGCGCCCTGCCAGCCCTTCGGCTGGCATGATGCGTTATAATTCTACTATTAACAGGTTCGAAGGGTATACTGCTGATTG